GAAGCAGCCTCTGACGCCTCCTCGCTTGCCGGTAGCGCGGAGACCGCTGCTAACAGCGTCGGCGGCATCGCGGAGCAGGCTGGCGGCCTGCAAGAAGCTCTTGGCGGCTCGCAGGAGGCCCTGAGTGGCGTCAGCGAGGCATCCCAGGGTGTCGGCGCAGGCCTGGAGAACGCGGCCAGTGGCGCTGGGACGCTAACCGAAGCCGCCATTGAGGCCAGCGAGGGGATCTCCGAGGGCGTCGGCTTCAGTGAAAACCTGAAGTCGGAACTCGGCAGCGCAGCCGATGAGGCCGGGAAGATCGCAAGCCGCATCAAGGGCTTGGACGGCATGACGGTAACCATCCGGGTGAACGTCGTCCCGTCCCGCTGGACCGGCGGCCCCGTCGAAGGCGGCAAGTCGTATCAGGTGAACGAGCTTGGCCAGGAGGGCTTCCTGAGCGCTGCCGGCACACTGACTCCAATCCGCCGCCCGCGCAACGCGATGTGGCGCGCACCCGGGCGAGGCACCGTCGTCCCCGCCCATATCTGGAAGGACATCAATGCACCGACCGGCCGAGTCGGCCCCACACTGGCGCCGCCCGCCCCGCGCGCCACTCGCGCCGACGGCATCGGCGGGGTGCTTCGAAGCCTGGTTGGAGCCCTGAACACCAGGCCCCAGCAGTCGCCCGAGCTCCGCGAAGTTGCCGCGGTCCAGGCCGAACAGGCTATCCAGATCGGCAAGCTAAGTCGCGCGATCGACGACCTTGCGGCCAAGGACTGGAATGTGAATGTTGACTTCAGGTCCTATGACAACCGCATCTCTGAGATGCGCATGCGCAACAGGCTGACCTGATGGCTGTAACAATCGGCACGACTGAATTCAGCAATCTGACGGCCCAGCCATTCGGCTACGAGGCCGCAGAAACGAATCGTGGATTGACGGCACGGCAGTGGACAATCACCGGCCTGTTGACACCGAGCGAGTGGATCAGCCTCACCAATACCTATAACGCCTGGCGCAACACGAGGATCACGGAACCCGACTCGGTCGAGTCGGGCTCGGTCGGGACGACCATCGCACTGACCGCCACTGGCCCGGGCGATGAAACATGGACCGCAGTGCCGTGCTGGTTCGCGGACCCGCCCTCAGGCGAGCAGGCCGGAGGATGGCTCAGGGTCTCCGTCAGACTGGTTCACGCTGCAGATAAGCTCGAGGTTCTGACCAGGCAGGCCGAAGATTCTGGCGCAAGCGACAGCGAACTACCGGATCTTGGGACAATCACCATCGGCACCGGCACGCTGCAATTGAACAAACCCATCGAGTCCTTCAATACTGGGCCGACTCTGGCGCTTACCCCTGGCGGTGTTCACACCATCTCTGGTCCCCTGGTTCTTGAGGAGCAGCAGAACATCGAGGGGCGCGGCCTGCTTGCAGACTGGCAGGCGATCCTGGCGTGGTATGCGGCAACGGTTGTCGTCAGACCGACTACTGGCGCCTGGTTTCCTGTCAGTATCCCGACTGCAACGGTCGAGAGCAGGCTTGTGGAGGGTGCCAGGATTAACGAGTACACGGTATCCCTGGTTCGGGCAAGGGTGATCTAGGTGGCTATCGACATCAGGGCCACATGTAGGTGCACGCTCGGCCCGCTGCTGAATGCTTCGTTCGTTGACGAGTTTATCCCCGAACGCGGCCTTATCTCGACCAGGGGCAGTTGTGAGATCGATGCTGTCATCTCGCCATCTCCTGGTGACACCGTGATTTTTCAATACACGAAGGACGGTATCACCAGGACCATCCCGCGCAGACTCAGGGTCATGAGCTACTTCAGTGATCCGTTTCGGAACATCACCACTGTTGAGCTCGGCTGCAAGCTCGCCTATTTGAGCGACCTAGAGGACCCGATCGACTGGAGTGTCTACGACGATCCGTTAAACCAGGAGGAGGATCCAAACGAAAACCAGATCGTAGTCCTGCCTATCGCCGCAAGTTCGGTCGCCAATAGGTGCCTGGAGGAACTCGGCATCCAAGCATCGTCGATGCCGCTGACGAACAGGTTCAGCATCCCCTCCTTCAGTTTCGACGGCGGCTACGTGAACATCCTGAGCGATCTACTGGTGTCCGAGGGGTACTTCGGCTACCTGGACTTCAATGAAGTCCTGCAGATCCGACGACTCGACGAGGAAGGCACGGGCGGGCCTGTACTCTCAAATCAGAACATTATTGATGTTTCTCCGCTGGGCATAGGTCAGTTACCCGCAGAGTCAGTAGTCGTTTCATACTCCACGCTGAGGCTGAGGGAGCCCGACGAAGACGACGAAGACGGCCAGTTAAGACGCAACTGGGAGCTTGAGTCTAACAGAGGTCCACTCACCCTGATCGAAGTAATCACCCAGGATTACCCAAGAACAGAGTTCTTCGGTGTTGGTGTCACCAATACCTCCATCAACGGGTGGTGGTCGGTCCCCGCTGGGGCTACATCGTCTGGTGGAATAATTAGTGGTTCTATCGGATCTACGCAAAGTAATTACTACACGCAAGTCGACACTTTTTCTTACTATCCCGAGTCTGAAACCAGAACAGAGTACGATAATTGGGACCGAGTAACAAGGAGAACTACTACAGAGACGTCCATCGTAGCCGCCTACAACACTGAGCCCGTCTCCCAAGCCAGGAACTGGAAGAAAAGCTTTCCAAGCCTGGCCTCCGACGTCCAGGTTCCGCTGGCATGGGCAGATCGAAGGGTGACTGTTGAAACGATAACGACATACACGTACAGAATACCATCCTCAGGCCTTGCTAGCGACAAGGTGGAGGGATATGACGAGGTCACCGAAGAGGTGACTGAAGTCTATGGCCCTACCGCTGTAGCCCTTGGCGGCACTACGATTCGCTATAGGCAGGGCGATAGCTCCCTTGCCTATATCTCCGGCGTCGGTAGCGGAAGCGAGGAGGACACACCAAGCCCAAGTCCTCCGAATATCTGGCTGCCGCCGGCGAACGACAGGGTATTGATCGAGAGGACGGTGCGCAGGTACGAAACCAGCGGACGCCAATTGAAGGTATGGTCCGTCAATGAATCAGGCGAAAGGGACAGGCTCCAGAATCTTGGGAACTTCCCAGTGTCAAAGATCACAACAAGTTATTACAAGCTGTTTTGCAATACGCCGCGCGGCCAGCAGACGCTGTCGAGCATATATGAGGGAGATTCTTTACCGAACTACGAGGACGCCTACTTCTTGCCGTCCGCGTACACGACAACCGATAGCAATGCTGCAGCGGTCGTGGCACTAGCTCTTAGGATGGCCTATCTCGGAGACGAGGTCCAGACGCGCTCTGGCAGGGAGGCGATCCTTGACGGCCGCCCAGGGGCGCAGGAGCGCGCTATTGCAGACTTAGCAAATGGCGGCGACCCAAATAATGGATACCAGACGTCATCAGTCGCACTGCTCGAGCTTGCACTGGGTTCTGCTGCGGCGCAACGCAGGATCGAATTCTCGATGCCCTACGCGCCAGACGATACCTTCACCAGGAACCCCAACGGCACCTACTCTTCCACACCGAGCGATGCCCCAGCGAAGGCAGCGGCCTACGGCAGAATACAGAACAGACTACTATTTGGCACCCGATACGGAATTGGTATTCAGGTACCGCCGGAGATATTGCCAGCCGAGCCGATGTCAAACATCTACATCTTCGCGAACGGCAGGTCTGCGTTGTACAAAACAAACGGAATGTCGTGGACACTGGACTCCACTGGTGTGGTCGCCGGTGTTGACGCACTCTACTGGGGGCAAGCGAGTTAGTCATGGCAGAGATTCTGGTTCCGACAGCAAGGATCGGGGTAGCCGGAATTCCCCCGGACGTCTTCCAGTCCTGTCTGCTATCGTCGCCAACGACAGTTGACCCGGTAGAGCCCGGTGGAGACGAAGACCCCGGAGGCCAACCCGGCGCCCCGTGGTACCCATTGCCGCCGACCGTCAGCCCATCACCACCGGCAACGCAGCCGACCATCGTCGATACATCCCCTTCCAGGATGATCGGCTGCCTTCATGAGGCATCCGGCATGGGCCCGCAGCGTCTGTCCTACTTGTTTCCGGACGCGATCGAAGGTGATGGCGTCATCGAAAGAAGTAACAACCACATTTGGGTACTCAGGAGCGGACTCTGGCAGGATGTCGGCCCAAACCCTGGACCAAGAATCGTTCAAGCTGTAATCACAATACCATATAACGAAACGCTGAATCTGCGGTTTACCAGCAGATCACGTCTCGGGGTCAATTCCTCTATCAGTGTTCTAAACCTTGAAAAAGAACTTAGGGTAACGTCGACCTCTGGGACAGTACTGAGGCAGGTGATCGTGGCATTCACTGGCGAAGCTCCTGCCGTCAGTATAATCGTAAGCGGACCCGAGCCGACTATCGATGCCCCAGCGACTGGACCAGTGATAACAGCGCCCATTGTGGTAAGAGTCAATTCGCGTCGGCCGCTTGTGATTGGCGACTCCAGGCAGGCCTACCCGATCCGAGCAATAGTAAGAGGCGAAGAGCCGTCAATAGAAGCCGGTTGATCCGCTGGCGGCCGGCGGCTTTCTCGGCGCCGCTCTGGAATACTAAGCTGCTTCACCTAAGGACAACCGAGTGGCTGCGAGCATCTCGCCTTACACGGCCGGGCTGACAGGGCTAATCAATCAGACCTTTGGCGCGCCATTGGCACTGAGAGTAGCCCTGCTTTCCGGGGGGAGCTTCAGCTATTCTGCGACCTCGGCCTCAAGCATCTTGACGGCATCCGAGATCAGTGCCGGTAGCGGTTATTTGGCCGGCGGACAGGACTTGACAAGCATAAATGCAGGCGAAATCGAATTTGGCCTCCTAGGGCTTACGGCGGATGAACCCTCCTGGACCGCTGATGGCGGCTCAATTACCGCAAATGCAGCTCTTGTGTACCATTCTGCCTCTAATACGCCGGTTGCCTATGTTGATTTTGACGGAGTACGAATAGCACTCGATGGGATTGATTTCGTGATTCTCTGGAACGAAGATGGCATCATCTCCTGGCAGATACAGTACCCATAATGGCTCAACCGACAATCCAGGAACTGGAAAGACAATGGGCGGCATCCTTCGCGGGGCGTACCGTCACTGTGGCGCTGACTAACTCCACTGCAGCAGTGGGCGAGCCACTGCTTTCGGCATGGCTGGCTAACGAGGTTTCTGGTAACGGTTATTCCAGATTTACCGCGCCTGTGACGGGAGGCGATTTTGACGCAGTCAAGCAGGCTGCGACATCGGACCTGATTGCGGCATCATTCCAGTGCACTGGGCCGAGTCCGATCTCCTATAGAAACGTTGTAGTATTTCTTAATGGCGAGACGATCCCATACAGCGTCTACATCGAGACATCAAACATCGTAATACCGCCGGGCAACGTGCAGTCTTACAGTCTGACGCTCGAGATAGGATTCTAAGGCATGTCACTATTTCGCCCTGGCGACGACCTAATGGAGAAAGCCAGGAAGCTCAGGGAGGCCCAGCGACGCTCTGAACAGAGAGCGCTCGAGGCCAGGAAGAGGAAGATCGGCCGGCCCTATCGCGCCACCAAGACCGCCTCAAAGAGCCGGCTGTCGCGGCCTGCACCGGACAATAGGTCACCCTACCGCAGGAGTCGCGCCGACAGCGACTGGAATGGCAGAAAGGATCCCAAGATCAGAGGAAGCGACCCTCACCCTCGGCGGCTGAATCAGCCTATTAGGGTAACCGGCCTTGACTGGGCACTCGGATGGAGACGCATTTATGGAGCAGTTGATGAACAGCCCGGCCCCGTCACCTATGGCAACAGCGGACCTTACACCGTAAGATTTGAGTATTTCGGCGCCAGTCACAGCTTTTCAAGCAGGGCGACAATCAACCGCAGCGCAGACTTTGCAAATACTGCATTCGATGACTATGAAGGAGATTTAATAATGCCAGTCTACAAAGACAAACTGCTAATACTTATCCTGGGATACGGAATAAATGGCGGCTCAGAGTTTTACAAGACTAGCACACATGAGATTAGCGCACAGGTGCCGAAGGGAGCAGTCGAAGAAGGGACCGCCGACCCGTGGATGGTAACAGGTTGGACAATAACGAGTTATGACAATTCTACAAACCTGCACACTGCCACCCGCTGGCGCGGCATCTACAGGCAGGCTGTCCTAATTGACAGCGCACAAGCTAGGCTTGTACCTGTAACCCCAGGACTTGTAGACCACATCAAATGGATTGCAACGCACTATCAAAATGCGTTTTACGCAAGCCTTGGGGTTCCCGTGCCAGGGTCTTCGGAGTTATATCTGTCTAGTGCTCAGTTCTATTCATACCTAGCTTATCCGCAGGAGGACAATCAGAACGAGCCACTAGGCCGCAATCCTGCCACCGGGGCAACGCCAGTAATACTCCGCAAAGACGTCGTCCAGTCGCTAACCAGCGCAGCGCAGGCCGCTGCCGCGCCTGGAAGCCAGTTGGACTGGATCCCCCTGCTGCAGAGCAAACAGCTATTCCCGACTTGGGCACCTTACTTTCAGAAACCAAATCAATACAAGGCAATTGTCCAGAGCGGGCAATACATCAATCAAATCGTGTCTGGAGCCCCGACCCATGTGCTTAGGCCTAGGCCGATACCGGCAACAGTAGACGGCGACTACTACCCAATGACGGCATTTGACTTTGGCGAAGACTGGCGCCCCTTCTACGCAAGCCTAGGCATGAACCTATGACCACCCTCTTAACCCCCGCCATCCTCACGTCAAAGCGTGTGAGCCAGGCCCTGCTTTCCGCACAGGTATCCTAGACTTGCAAGATTAGCCGCAGTGGAACAAGGGCCGTCAGACAACACGTATAGGCTGATTGATAAGAATCAGCTCCAGACTCAAGTCAACAGATCCGCCTATCTCGACAGGGGGATGTACAAGCGTATCGCAGACCAGCAGATCCGGAAAGCGGTTAAGGCAGCCCGATAGGAACACTATCGGGCAATTCAATCAGGGCGAGATGCTCTGGAATCCATGCCTGATGAAATTCTGCCAGGAGTGACTCCTGGCGAAGGCGAACAGTCCGGTGAGGGCGAAGCCCCCAACGGTGAAAGCCAAGAACAGCAGATCCCCGAGGGGATGATCCCCAAGGCTGAGGTCGACAACCTGCTGCGTGCTCTCCGCGCTGAGCGCGAATCCCGCAAGACCTACGAAAAAGAACTTCAGGAGCAGAAGCGTGCTCTCGAGAAGTTCAAGGAGATAAACCCCGAGGAGTATCGCCGACTCCAGGAGGAGGCCGCCATCGCCGAGCGCGAACGGCAGGCTGCCGAAGAGCGGACCGCCCTGCTCGAGGAGAAGTACGGCGCCCAGGCCCGTCAGGCGAAGCAAGAGGCCGAGGCGCACCAGCGTCAGCTCCAGGAGTTCCGCAAGAGGTACGCCCTGGAGAAGGTGTTCATCGCCGCTGAGGGGCGCCCCGACTCCCAGGACGGCGTGTCGTTCTTCGACATGATGGCTGACCGCATTGGCGCCGAGTTCCGACTTGAGGCCAACGGTACCGTCACCGTGATCGATCGCGACGGCAACCCCGTGATGGACCCCGATACCGGCAAACGCATCGACCCGGTGGACTACATCGCCGGCTACAAGAAGCACCCCATCTACGGGACGTTCTTCCGTGGCTCGAAGGGCTCCGGCGCTGGCCTGGGACTGGGCGCATCCGGTATCGACGGCGTGTCCGCCGATGACCTGATGAGCAAGTCACCCGACGAGATGTTCGAGGCTGCCTTCTCCTGACAAGTCGCGCAACTTGTTCATATCAAACTCGCAGAAATGCGGGTTTTTCTGTATGGATTGGAACACTAGGACTGAGAACCCAGCCCTGGTCTAGTCGTGATGACTTGGCGGGGAGGGGCCAAGCCGAAAGTGGCGAGATGCCTGGTCGGTCAATCCTTTCCTTTTCCAGTCTTTCACCCCTACCATCATGGGACTTTCTCTTGCGGAGGCTCGTAAGCACTCCCGTACCCCCCAGGAGCTCGCTGTCGTAACCGAGCTTGCTGCGGGTCCCCTCCTGTCCATTCTCCCCTTCCGCGAAGTCCAGGGCAGCGGCCTGTTCTGGAAGCGTGAAGAAGGCCTCGGCGACGTCGGGTTCCGTCGGTTCAACGACGGCTACACCGAGAGCTATGCCAACGTGAAGCAGTACAGCGAAGCGCTGAAGCTCTTCGGTGGTGACATCCGCGTGGACCGCGCCATCGTCGACCTGGAAGGCCCTCAGGCCCGCGCCTATCAGGTGCAGTCCAAGGTGCGTGCCATGCGTCTCGCCTTCGAGGCCCTGTTCATCCACGGCGACTCCAACTCCAGCGCCGCTGAGTTCGACGGCCTGGCCACGCGCCTGCCCGCGGCCGACTACGCCACCCACTCCCAGATCCTCCGGAACGCCCCAACCGCCGACCGCCTCGACCTGGGCGTACTGGACGAGGCGATCGACGCCGTTGATGCCCAGGGTGGCCGCAAGGTGATCTGCGCCTCCAAGAGCGCCCGTCGCCACATCACCGCCCTGGCTCGCGAGAGCGGTCAGATCGACATCAGCCGCACCGAGTTCGGCTATCAGCAGACCGCTTATGCCGGCCTGCCGATCATCGAGTTCGACCGCGACCACAAGAACGCTCCGATCCTGGATAGCGATCCCGCCGACCAGTCCCTGTACGTGGTGGCGTTCGGCAACGAGCTCCTGACCGGCATCCAGAATGGCGGGCCTTCCGTCCGCGACCTGGGTGAATCCCACGACGTGCCCAGCCTGGTGACCCGGGTTGAGTGGTACTGCGGGATGGCCCTGGTGAATGGCCGTGCTGCCGCTCGCGTGACCAACGTCGACGCGACCGACAATCCCTGACCTGGAGCTTGACTCTAGCACACAAGGCGGGCCTCCGGGCCCGCTTTTTCATGGCCGCGCAGTCTTGCGCTTTCGCAGCCTCTTGACTGTCAAACTGTACATCGCGCAGCAGCGGTTGCAGACCCAGGCATGCCAGACATCCGCGTTAAAGATGATGATGTCGCCAGTCCTGCCAATGACCCAGCCGTGCTTGGTCACCAGTGAGAACTCTTCATCCGCATCAATACCAAGCTCTTTGATGCGCGGATGACCGAGATAACCACCGCTGAAGGCGAGTGGTAGAATGGCGACCGCGCCCCAGCCAGGGTCATCATGCGGCATGATTGAACCACCGGCCAACGTTATGTCCTCATTGCCGTAAGGAGTACGCCGATTAGAATAGTCCCACCCCTTTTCCCTCAAGGCAGATAATACGCGCTCCCTGAACTGTGCATGATCAGGCAGATAGGATCTGCTTGCTACATCAACTCCGCCATTCATATCTTTGCCAACAAGGCCTTTCAGCTCTCCCGCCTGAGCTTTTGTCGGTCTGATCTTGGCTTTAATCACAATTGGCTTCATTTTTCTTTCCCGATCAAAAGCAGTACTAGGTAGCGGAATGCGCCAATCCCCAGGATCAGTAAGCACGTGATCAGCCAGACAGCGACGGCCGATCCCAGAACGGAAAACACAGTCACGACGGTCCAGGGTATGGCTACGAACGGTGTTGGGTCAAATCCGAGGGCTTCCATGTTCGACCGAGATGATCCTGACTGTAGCACCCTTCAGCGGCGCACCGCAATAGACGCCCCGCACGCGCTCACCGTTCTGGCCGGTTGCTCGGAAGCCGATCCTGAACATGTCGTCTTCACTGCATCGAAACGGCTCGAACCCCAGGACTTCCACATTGCTGTAGCCACTGCTCGATACAACACCAGAGACCTCATCGTCATCCGGGTAGAGTACGATCGACCCTAGGATCACAGTACTAAGAACCACCAAAATGCCAAGCGCGGCGCAAAGCTCTTCGCTGAAGAGAGATCTGATGCCTAATGGCTTCTTGATCATGAAAATGCTCGATAAGGAATTGATTGAATTAAACCCTCGGAAGGGTTACGCGGTCTTCCTGGTTTTGGTACTTGCCACTGCGGCAGGAGTAGCTGGTGAGGCATGGTTCACCACGGAAGAACAGAAGCTGGCACACTCCTTCGTAGGCGTAGATCCGACAATCCGCGTCGGAAGAGTTACTGAACTCGAGAGTGATGTGACCCTCCCATCCAGCCTCGATCGGCGTAGTGTTCGCGATGATACCACAGTTTTTGACAAATACACCAGCGGAAAGCGCAAAGTTGCCGGTTCGCGGAGCGGTCAAGCAGTAGGTCGGGTGCTTTCCAGGGACCGGGCTAACTTGTTTCACCTTGTGATTTTCCGCAAGTCTTCCTTCCTTGAACCGCTGAAGGATGTGTGGAAACCGACGAAACGCCGATCTATCTACGTCCAGGACTCTAGCCGCCCCCCTAACGGAGCCGGTAGCAAGCAGCGCATTTACCAAGGCCTCATGGGTAATGTCATCTCGACGACGCAAAGCCCCTACGCCGTTTCTAGCTACTAGCGACTGTCTCTCCTTTGCTCCCTCTTGCTGCCATCGCGCTTGGCGTGCTATCGAAAGCCGCTTGTGATTTTCACTGGAATGCAGATATGGACGCCTGGCCTCCGCCGCCTTTTGCTTGTTTTCGTCAGAGTGCAAAATGCTCAAGATCTTCTGGCGATGTTCGGGGTCGGTCGCAAACTTCTCGGCACTAGCTTGGCCGCCTAGCAGGTGCCGCAAGCTTTCTCTGTTATGGATTCGCGCATGCTCGGATGCGGAGATGCACTCGAGGTTGGATGGGTGATTATTGCGCTTGTTGCCGTCCAAATGGTGAACGTCAAAGCCTTCGCTTTTTCCAAGTATGTCCCTGGCTACCATCCGATGGACAGAAGAGCGGGCTCCTCTTCTGTCGCGGCCAGAGGACCCGAGCCTTGCTGCAAAGACGGGATCGTACACCCCCGGGTAGCCGTGGTCATCCCACTCGTAAATGGCGTGTAGCGAATCCCCTGACTCAAGATGCCGGGCCTCTACTTCGCCGCCGTTCTTAAGAAGAAACTTGTGATCGGGAGTGCATCGGATCAACTCGCCGTTGTCAAGCGCAACCTCTAGCAAGGCGCTATTATCGATAAACCTAGGCGATACGAGCTCTTGGATAACAATGCGGCCATCAAGAACACCAAACCCATACAGCCTTTCCCCGGCGTTCGCTCGCTCAATCAGCTCGGTGAACGAATAGTCTCCGTCGACAAGCTTGACCTTAGTGTCCCCACTGAAGCACCTGGCGTAAGTACTTTTACCGATGCACAGCGCCGTGACATCCTTCGGCATCTTGATCCGCTCAAGAGAGACACCGAGCCCATAGGAGTGAGCCGGCAGAATGAAATAAGCGGAGCCGTCAGCGGGTCCTCCTGAATTGTCGTATAGCAATGCCACTTGCTCTAGGTTAACGTCGCTGAATGCCTTGACGTCAACGATCATCCCGGGCAGTCGCTTAAAGACTCGAAACTCTTTTGGCGACAATCTGATGTCATAGCCATACGAGCCAAGGCCGTATGACAAGATCCCGCGTCCGGCAATGCTTTTGCGAGCAAGACCGCATCTCCAAGGCTCGATCATTCCGTCGTAGCACAACTCTTCGATCTGCTTGTCGTTTAAGATCATCTGTGTATCTGCAGTCCGAGGTCCATGAAGAGGTGTGCGGGGATCCGTGCCCCCATGCACGTGCACCATTGTATCACGCTACGAAGAGATCCAGGTGATATCTTCCAGGTATTACGTTTTTCGCTGTACTCAAGCTCGCCATCGGCGACCATTTTGCCAAAAACCTCGTCGACCATCTTCTCGAGCAGGGTGCCTTCGGTCCAATCTTCGTCGATCGGGTCCCACCCTCCTTCTTTGGTTTCCTCATCGCGGCAGTGCGCATTCATTGCGGCGACGACCTCGTGAGGCGAGACGCCGCCACGCTTGAGCAGGATGGCGATCACAAACGGCTTGATCTGCGCATGAGTGAGCGGGGGCAAGTCGTCGACGAACGCCCCCACTGCACCTGGGATAGCCTCGAACTGAGAGAAAGAATCGAAGCCCTCCATGCGTCAGTCCAGAAAGCCGAGTTGATTGCGGTCGTCTTTGGTCTCCACCTCTTCAGAGGAGTCCTCACGGTCGACGATGATCTCGACGTCCGCCTTCTGGGTCTTGGTCGCGCTGGCGACAGTGCTCACCACGGTCTGCGGCTCGCTCCGGTCGAACTTGACCTTGACGCCAATCGCAAAGACGTTGTTGTCGTTGGCGCTGCTTTCTGCGAACTTGAAGTTGCGGCAGATAGAAAAGATGGCTCCCTGCGCGGCGGCACGGAGCTCATCTCGCTCGCTCTCTGTGAACGACCCGGAGGCTTCTTCGAAGAAGAAGTTCAGGTCCTTACCCTTGATCATTGGCCTGGTGTGGACGGCAGGCCAATCCTAGCACATCAGAAGGGGGCTTCCTCGTCGTGTTGATCCGCGCCCTGCTCGGGGCGGGGATCCAGGTAGGTGACCCTGGCGTTCTTGACGTCGTAGTAGGTGCTGCCGTTGTAGTCGCGTGCCACGAACTGGCCGGACACCGCCACCTTGGAGCCCTTCACCAGCCGGTCGGTAGCGATCTCGGCAGCCTTGCCGATCACTTCCACGCGGTAGAACTGACCCTTGCGCTCCTCGTCCTTCTTGGTGTAGAAGTACTCGGTGTCGGCGACACTGAATGTCGCGATCTGGTTGCCGTTGTCGAATGTCTTCAGCGTGACGGCATCGCCGCCGTCCTTGCCACCACAGACCGAGCCTGCGATTGTGATTGTTGCCATGTAGCGTGACCCTCTAGGGCTATTGCATTACCAGTATAAGCGGCTCAAATGCTTTCTGGTTCTTTCGGGCCCGTTCGATCGAGTCAGCCTTGAGCTTCTTCACCTTCTGGTACGACAGCCCAAGCTCCCTTGCCATCTCTGCGCCGGTCTTGTTCTCGACGAACAGGCCGACCATCAGCGCTACCGCCTGCTCGCTAAGACCAGCTTCCCTGAGGCCCTGCAGCATAGTGTCATACGTGATTGCTGGATCCGGCAGCGGTGCTTCATCTTCGATGGTGTCCGCTATACTGGCGCAGCCCGTCCGTCCGCTGTACTCCTCCTCGCCGGCCGGCTGGTCAAGTGAAACCCAGCCGATCGCGAGTTCGGTCTGTCTGACGAGCTCTGCTGCGTCCTCGTCGCTCACGGGTCTGCCGGACTTCTTGGTCAGGTAGCCATTGCGCTTATAGAACTGAGCAGCCCTGGATGCGTACTCCGGCACATAGATCGGCGTGCGATTTTTTATGTGGTACCTTGAGACATAGCTTCGCATCCAGTGCAGCGAATAGGTCGAGAATGTGTAGCCGCGAGCGGGGTCAAACTTTTCCGCCGCCCGGACAAGCCCCATGGCGGCTACCTGGAGGTAGTCGAGAGTGTCAGCGCCGTCCCATCCACTGCGGGTGCAGCCCATAAAGTTCTTGACAAACCGGACGGCCAACCTCAGGTTGTGCCTCACTAGCTTGTTGACAAGCCGCTTGCGGGCTGCGCTGTCTTCCGGCAGCGCTTGGATCTTTCTGGTGATGGCAATGACCTCGTCGGCCCCCAGAACTCGAACGCTGGCGGCCCCCTCCATCCAGTGGTGAACAGAGTCTGTTGTTGCGACAGCTTCCTTCAATTTTCTTCCTGCCACACGTAGTCCTGGATAATTTCACCACTGAAGAACCGCGCGATCGACCTAGCGCCGACGTCAATCATCTCAAGGACCTGATCTGTGTTTGTGACCGGGCCGATGTTCGGCATGCTTGACCCGGCCACCCTCACTTTCCCTCCTTGGCTGGAGAAGCGGCATTCTGTTCCCCTACCCAGGCGGAATCACGCTTGCTCAGCATGTTGATTGCGCTGCCAAAGTCCTGCTTTTGTGTGGCCTTGATCTTCTCCACCAGGGTTTTGATGGCGCCATCATTCAGTCCCTTCTGCTTCGCCGCCTCGCGGAACGCCTCTTCCGTTGCCTTCACGGCAGCAGGGGCACTCTTCACCGGCGCCTCAACGGGGACTCGCTCGCTGTCGCCGTTCTGGGAGTAGCCGGACTCCAGCGGATCCTTTGCCCATAACTCGGACGCGAGGCCAGTCTGCTGCGCGAGTAGCAGGCAGCCACCACGGCGCTGCGTATCAGTGATGTCGCGACTAGTGATCTTCTCGTAGGGGATGGACGCGTTGCGGTTGTCCATCACCGCCTGTGGCACCGAGGGCGTCACCAGGCCGGTCCGGATATTCCGAAGCCGCAGCATCAGGTAGCCGCCGACCGGCGCCCGGTGGACAAGAGTCCCATCGGGAGCGGGCTCGCACTCCACCAGCCAGTCGGGCGAGTGCTCGCGGAGGATATTGAAGGTTCGGGCCCAGTTCAGGTAAGCGGCCTGATACTTGCCCGTCCCGATAGTCTCGATCCGCTCCTTCTCGACCTTCCCGATCAGATTGGGCAACAGTGGAGCCTGTTCTGTGACTTCGGACATTGAACGCGAACTGTCGTTGCACACAGTATAGCACGCGACAGGCCGCTACGAGAACTCGCCGACGATCAGGTCCCAGGTGCCATCACCGTGCCCAGCGCAGTGCTCCCCGTCGATCCTGTGACGCAGCAATCCGTTGGGACCTCGCTCGGAGTAGCTGCGGCGATGGAAGTCCTCCTCGCAAGAGTATGCGTTTGACAGGAATGGGCTCACCCACCACCCGTCCTTCCACGGCTCGTCGCTACGGCTTTCGCGGTCGGTGATGATCGCAACCATCTCTTCCGGAGAGATCGGAGTGCCATACTCGTCCTCGATCCGGCGGCCTTCGCCATCAAACATGGCCCTCCAGGTCGTCAGCCCCCATAGTTTAGAGGGGTCCCGGTGGTAGCGCCACTGCTGGAGCGGGTCGGCTTGCATGCTGAAGCACCAGCCCATGCTGGACTTCCCGATGTGAAGCTTCCTCGGCGGAGGGTCGACGTGCCCGCACGTGGGACAGGGGTTGCCGCCCTTGGTGATCAGGTAGTAGTTGGTTCCCATGGCTCAATCGAAAGGTTGGACGCCGGGCTCAAGCCCGAGACGCTTGAACATAGCACGCTGCTCGGGCCACAGGTCGAAGAAGGTGTAGCCGCGATACGCCATCAGCGGACCGCTGCGCGAGCCTGATCGCCGCTTCGCCAGGACGACCTCATAGAGGTAGCCGCCAACCTTCTCGCTGTAGCGGCAGCGCCAGTATTGGACCGTCCTGCCGTACCGCTTGGCCGACTCGACGATTCTCCTGATGCGTCCTGGCGGGGCGGCAAGCCTGCCGGCGGATGAGCCCTTGTGGGCTCGAACGATTGCGTGCTGCATCACTCGTACTCCACGTCTGGTGACTGATCCGTCAATGGCAACCACGCAGGGCCATGAGAGAACTCAGGGCAGTACCACTGCCAAGAATGATCGCCAAAGTCGCCGCCCCTGGCATTCAGTGTCGTCTTAGCGGTGGATCCGTCGTCCGCTGTGATGTACAGGTCCAGCGTCCACATTACCTGCACCGCCTTCGTGATGCTCCCAGTGCGGCCATCGCTTGACCGCACCTTCTTCCCGATCCATCCTTTAGCAACGTCCATTGGTGGGGTTTGTCCTTGGTATGGGCTTTATTGTAGCAGATTGCGGCAGGCGTTCAAGGTCGCCACTCCGCTTCATCAGCAGCAGCCAACAGGCGATCACGGACTACACCGTATGCAATGGCAGCCGCGTCCCATGAGTCGTCTGCCTGACAGAGATGTTCCGGCACCGCCTCGTCCGCAATGGCGCGGAGTTCGGCGGCAAATCCCTTGCGTCCCTTCTCGCCAGTTAGGCCTACGCTTAAAAAAGCGTCGTGCATCACCTCCCACAAAGGTTTGCGGTCAGCCATCGCTACCACCTCCACTGAGCCGCTCAACCCAAGCGCGGGCTTCACGAACCATATACTCAACATCATCAATTCCACCACATTTAATTGCGTATCTCACAATGTCCTCGATTGTGTGATCTTCGAAAAACACATGAGCCTTTCCGCAGTAAACTTCAATCTCAAGCGGATCTCTAACAACTGAGTTATGTGGCCCAAGTTGCTTTGCGGGCAGCTTATTAAACGCATCAGGATCGTTGAGCTTGTCCCAATTCAAATTCTCCCGCGTGGGCAGGGTTTCTTGACTTTCCACGAGTCGCTCGGCCCAAGCGCGGGCTTGGTACAAGGCGAGTAACCAGCCCTCAAACCTGCCACCTTCAAGCAGGCTTTCCCAGTGAGCGATGTTGCCGTTTAAGTGCAGTCCGGCTACACCGTCCGAGCTGGTGATCAGATCATCCAGTGATTGCACAAGGTTTGTCAGCAGTTCCGTCAACTCCTGCCGCTCGGGTAGGGCTTGTTGATAGCCCCAGTCGGCAGTTTTCTTGGCGATGTATTTATGGGAAGTACTGCATGGGAAATCTGGTGAATACGGCAGGCATGCGTATTCTTGTTCCCACTGGTCAATCAACTCATCCGGCGGCACGGGTGCGCTGGGGGTGGCGGCATTGATTTTTATCTTTTGCATAAATATCATGGAAGCCTCTCGTCCATAAGGTTCGTCTGGCGGCACGGGCGCACTAGTGGCGACTGGGTCAGCCCCCTGTCGCCGCTCGACGCCTTTTACCAGGTACTGCGGCTCTGGGTCTTCATGTTCGTGGGAGAAAAGCGTCATTGAATTTTTCGCGGCTGGATCAGGTGCGCCCCACCTGTTGCACACGGAATGGTAGCACAGCGGCTTCGGCTTCTGTCAAGCGTCGCGTCCACGCCTTGGGCACCGGTTCGTTCCACTGGAAGCCAGCATCCTTGGCGAGTTGACGGTCGTCATAGGACACCAGGGCCTTGTACAGGAACCTCGGCTCGAGTGCCCGTGTGAGGAGCTCCCGGACGTCGCCGCGTCGTTCGAAGACCTGGGCCAGGTAGATGCAGTCGGTCAGCGCCCGGTGTGCTGCCCATACCGGGACCTCGTGTGCCAGGGCGACATCCTTCAGCCCGGGCCTGGGCTTCAAGCCGAGTTCTTTCGGCCATGGGATGTCCTCCATCGAACAGATCCAGGGCCTGTCTGGCAGCGACACTTGCGCGTAGATGTCAGGCTGCTTGTTCTCCCCGACGATGTCGAACCACTTCCGGTCGAAGGCCGCGTTGTGCGCAACGTAGGCGTCGCAGCGCTCAGCCATCTCGAGGAACAGCGCCTGGGCCTTGTCCTGGACCATGAGCCCCTTCTGGGTCAGGCCCTGCGGAATCTTGTTGATGCTCTCGACCGGGTTGCTCAGGCACGGCAGCAGGAACGAGACCTGAGCCAACGTGGAGCGATGGTCCTGCACCTCGAACAGGATGGCGCCGACCTCGATGACCTGTGAGTCCTCCGGCGACAGGCCAGTCGTTTCCGTGTCCAGGATCAGGACGGTTTTCAGGTCCAAGGCAGCAGCGCACTCCCGCCCAATGTATCACGACCCGGCGGCTTTCTTGCGCGCGCGGCGCCGACGCCTCTCCGGATTGCGGCTCAGCGATGGCAATGGCTCACCCTTCTGCTCGGCGCGGTAGTAGCGCAGCCAGAGCTGAGTGTCCCCGGGCTGGTGTCCCAGTGCGGCAGTGATGTCGCAGATCTGAGTCCAGGTCATGGCCTTGTCCTCGAAAGCGCCGCACAGGCTGCGGCCAATCTCCTCGTAGTCCTCGCGGAACTGCTCTTCACCAATCATGGGCTTCGGGCTCCAAACGGTATAGCGATGAACACTGGCCACCAGAAAGCCATTGCAGCCAGGTGAAAACTGCACAAAATATGTGCTCCAGCACATTTGCTGACCCTTTTTCGACCTGGGTAAACCCATTGCGGCGCAATGGTTCTGATGCGTTTTTCGAGGGTTTCATAAGTGCAGTTGTTCTTAGTAGTATTCAGGATATAAGAAACATTAGAAGATAAGAAGAGTATATTACTGCGTTATAGGGTATTATTGTCTAAAAGTGTATAGTTCCCTTATAGGTTATCTAAGGGTAGTAGTTCTTCTAGGTAGTAGTTCTCCCGAATACATTCTTAATGTCCCAAGACACACCCCTCTTTCTGACGACCCGGCAGACACCCTGTAAACCGTCCCACTGACGACCCGCCGACCGCCAGGGTGCGTTTAGGTGCTATGGTTCAGTCCTCGCCGAGCCCCCATGCCCTTCAGCGTCTGTCGCGCCGTCGACTGGCACCACGAACCGGACAACGCGATCATGCGCCTGGTCGCCTACTGCCCGGACCTCAGGCCTGTCCCGAAGCTCCTACTGATCTCGCTGATCCTGCTGGGGACCGACGAGCTTCATGGCGGCGCCGAGCTTGACGCCCTGGTTGGGCTGCACCGGAACTCACGCCAGGCCGCCATGCGCGACCTGAGAGACCTGGGGCTGGTCAGGATGATCTCCGCCACCAGGATCGAGCTCCAGCCGCTCACCAGGGCCGCTAAGTTCCTGCGGTTCAACCTCGAGAGCAGCCTGGCTGTGTCGGCGCCACTGCTGACCTCCGGAAGGGACCCGAAGGCGGAGCTTGCTGATGCCTGGAACCGCCTGAAGCCCCTGGGCTACTCGAGCCTCCGGGTCGTGCCGGATAGCCTGGCGAAAGCGGTGAACAGTCACATGAGCGACCTTGGGCTGGAGCCCTACGACTACGAGCGTTTCTTCCAGGGGATAGCGGTTGGCGTCGAGTCGTCCGAGTTCTGGCTTGAGCAGAACAGCAACAAGACCCTGGCGTCGATCACAGGCCTGAACCGTCCGACCGACCGCAAGCGGGCCAACGTCTTGAGCCTGTACGAGAAGGGCGCCGCCTCGGGCTCGAAGCCAGAGCGTGCCGCCCCAAGGCTGAAGCACACGGTCTACCCTGGCCACCTGCGCCCCGTGATCAGTGAGTACATCGCAGCCCAGTTCGCCTATGCTCAGGCGTTCGACCTCGGTGCCGTGAGACAGGGCCACAAGCTTCGCGTCGTCAACGCTTGCCAGGCCGTGCTGGACGCCGGGTTCGACCCCCAACGCCTCCGGCGCCGCTTCCCACAGGTCCCCAACTGTGCCTGGCCCGACCCGACGCTGAACCCGGAAGTTGACCCTCCGGCTCCCGCCTACGACGACGACAACGCAAGAGGACGAGCGCGATGAGTGAAGAACTTCCGTACTACATCCAGAAGGCTATCGAGCTTGGGCTGCTGGAGCAGACGGAACACGGCCTGAGATCAACCTCCGACGGCGGCCACCTGTCGGCGATGGAGGTTGCCAGGATTGTCGACAAGCTACAACCCAGCAGCGTCCAGGAGCGCGAAGACACGACGCCGCAGGAGGCGATCGTCCTGTCCCGCGTCTTGGCGTCCTCCTCGGCGCGTGCCCGTGAGCTCTGGGCTGCCCTTAGATCCGCCTTCGGCGTGATGCTCGACCAGTCAGTACCGCCCGTCCTGTGGAGCGACGCAAGATTTAGAGCCATCGCCCACGAGATAGACATGGTCTTCATCGGCCAGTCGGACACCAGCGTGATCTCCAGAGACTCCCTGGCGGTGGCGTACACGATGCGCCAGGAGGCCTCCAGGATCGTCCCTGTCACGGACTTCAGCCAGGCCATCCACGAACTGGCAGACCCATCCCTGATGGAGTCCTATGGCGACCCGGACACCGAGTGGGACACCGCGCTCGACGTGCTGAAGCGCTTTCGCGTCAGGGCCCTGTACCTGGATACGCTGCACGTCGCCAAGCAAAACATTCGCGCCGAGTCCAAACTTGAGGACGCGCTGGAGTTTCTACAGCACCGTTCAACCGAGTGCCTTGGGATTGTTCGCGGCACGATCGGCTCCCAAGGTCGCTTCGTTGACGCGATCGACTCCATCGTCGGCCAACCGGTCGACGGTGCCGATAACTGGATCGATTCGATTATGAAAGAACGTAAACCCCAGCGCCCCATCTCTACTGGCGTCTACGCGATGGACCTGGACTGCGGTGGAGGCGTCATGCCGCACGGCCCTGCGCAGCACAAGTATCGCATGCTGCTGCTGGCTGCTAGGCCCGCAGTCGGCAAGACGGCCCTGGCCTCGCACGCTGCCACATCGATCGTCCTTGGTGGCGCGACGGTCGCCTTCATCTCCGCCGAGCTCGAAAGAGAGGCGACGGAGGCACGCCTGTTTGCATCGCTGGTCAGGAAGACGGTTGGAGTTTCCGGCGTCCACTGGTCCAACGCTTCTGACGGTATTGGCTACGTGGATGCAACCGAACTGATCTACCACAGGCTGCTGCCGAAGCCCGGCCTCGAGAGGGTACTCATGGCGATGGCTGAAGAGATGAAGGCGTCCGGTGGCCGGCTTCTGACGGAGGCGCCTCAGAAGCCGTGCGCACATGCCATAGCACAGTCGATCAGGGTGATCAAGGCACGTCGTCCAGAGCTGCGTGTGGTCGTCATCGACCACTTCCATGCGATCAAGCGACACAAGGGCGCCCCGAGGGACGAGACGGCGATGCTGTCAGAGCGCGCCGAGATCCTGGACGCTGTCTGCAAAGAATTAGCCGTCGACCTGATCCTGACCTGCCAAATGAATAGGGAAAAGCTGGATGATGCCACGTACTGGGCAAAAGGACAAGAGCCACCGCCACCAACGCAGTCACAGATCAGAGGCACCGACGTGCTTGCGCATAATGCGCACTGCGTCTGGCTGTGCAGGAAGCGCCCAGTACAGGGCGGAGAACCGTCCGAAAACATGATAGAAATCTGGCACGATAAGGTCAGGGAGGGCCAGATAATCTGGGGTAGCGACGCCAGCGGGAACCCTACCATGAGACCCGTCAGAGGCGGAAGCGTGGACCGTTCGATCATCCAGATCGACTACAACACGTGCACCCTCAAGGGCGACGATACCATCAATCATCCCGCCGTTGTGAAGGCCAGGAGGCTGTTGAATTGAGAGCTTTTCTGTTCAGGGCCGTCGGATCGATCTTTGGGTCGTTGATCCTGCTGCTGATCATGCTGCATCGCGCGGTCTCTGCAGTCACGTCACTCTTCTTCGGTGCGCTAATTGCTGGCATCCAGGCGTTTGCCAAGTGGCTGATGTTCGCCCTGGATCGAGAGAGGGCTGAACACTCGCGATTGCTTGCCGAGCAGAGCCAAGACCTGTCGGAACTCGGCGTGATCCAGCAGGCCTCCGTTATCAGGGACGACGCCATCCAGCGTCGCCTCTGGACGGTCGGCCACACGGTGGCCCTGAACCAGATCGGGATGGTCCTGGTAAACCAGCACGGCTGGGAGCCGGCCCGGGTGCACGCCTACCTACGCGGCGTCGTGGAGAGCATCCCAGGTCTGTCCTATGACGCTGGTGAGGATGAGGAGTCCGGCGGCGAAGAGGCGTCCGTATAGCCGCCCAGGGCCTTCACCAGACCGTCGTGGCTGACGTAGAGTCCGACTCCGGCGCCACCTTCGAACAAAGGGCGGACGTAGTACATGAGGCGTCCAGTCTTGGGATTGATATGCTGAGTCGCGGGCAGCGCTACGCCAGTGCTGACGATCCTATGGCCGTCAAACATGTACCCAGGCAGAAACCACAGGATTACTTGCGAATGATCCACAACCAGCCATCCGAATTTGAACTGATCAACCAGCGCTTCAACAGGTTCTTGCGCGTGTAGCGCTGGTTCTTCCCGTCAGTTGGCCCTGTCTTCACATAACCGCCATTCACGACGTCCATCTCGCCGAATGGATCATGCACGTGGAAGTACTTAGAGTCGTAGCCAATCACGTCGATCCAATGCCCGCCGCCGACAGGATTGGAAACATGCCCCTTGTGCAGTACGCCGATGGGCACGTCTACAAGATCGTCCAGCAGGCTCAGTAGAAGCTTTTCACTGCCATTGGTCCTGAATTCAGCCTTCAGCCCAAGATGTGCAAGCGCCGCCTGGTGCGCCTGCTGAGACACGGTGTCGCCGAAGCGATTGACAACCTTGAGATAGTCGTCGTCGTCCTTGATTATATCCGGAGCAATGCGTTTCACCCTGGATGCAATAGCGCTGGCCTGACACATCCGCTGGCCCTGTCCCGTCTTGCTGTCTGACTGGTAGAAGTAAGGCACCGCCAGCGGAAACTTTGGTCTGACCTGCTTGCGCCAATTCCTGGTGAATTCCTCGGCTTGTTGCGGTGTCAGCGAAGCGTCAAGCTTTTTGAGCGCGTCAATCTGATGCGGCAGTCCTTCAAAGTGCAGGACGGCATTGTATAGGCTTGCGCGAGTTTGTGCAGCGGGCATTGCCTTGATCAGCTTGCTGGCATAGTCTGGGTCCGTAGCATATCCTTCCGACTGGAGCATCCTCGCTGCATCTTCTGCACTTGCCGCATTATTAACGCCCTTATACCCCTTGTAGTCCTTATACCACTTTTCAACCAGGTAGCGTATGCACTCTTCCTGCGACTCGAATTCCTTGAAATTGTCTGTGATTGTAATCGGAACGCCGTTCTCGTACTCGGTTGTTTCCGCAGGAGTTCCTGTTGAACTCTTGAGCCCAAACAGATTGTTTCGCGCAGCAAGATACTTGCCCCCACCGGACTCGACCTGCCACTGGGCCCTTACGAGCTCAGGCCATCTTGCGCCGTACTTCAGGGCAAGTTCCGCTACTTGGTCTCCAGTCAACAATTGGAGTCACCCTGGGTAGTGTGGGAGCAATCCTTGGATTGCTGTGGTTTTGGCATGGCGGCGTTGTGCCGCGAGCGACGATGTATGTGACGATGATCGCCGCGATTGGAATGACTATCGATTTCAGGCCTTCGTAGCCGGCGCTCGATACCGCGCGGTTGGAGTCCATTGCTGCCTCTAGGCTTGATTGCTTTGCCTGCAGGGTCGACAGTGCGCTCGCGAGCACCTGGAGCTGCTCCTGCGTTGCCAGGTGAGTCTTGCTGTTGAGCTCAATCAGGCCCTCGAGCTTGCCCAATCTGTGGTACAGGTCGGCCGCGTCAATCCTGGATACCTCTTCCCTGGTCAGTCCCTCGCTCATTGGATGAACACCTTTGCGGCGGCGACGATTGGGTCGTACAGTCTTGTGACGATTCGCACCTCTGACGCTTTTGCGCGGCGACCGGTTTCGCGCTGAATGCCGCGAGCAATGAGCTCGTAGACTTCATAGCCGTCGGCATTAGTCAGCATGCCTGGCATCGAGCGATCGATGTACTGAAAGATGCCAGGCAGGTATGGTCTAAGTGCTGCTTCCTCCGACTGAAGCAGTCCGCTGATTTTCCGCACAAGCTTTTTCGCCGGACGCGAAAAAGTCGTAAGCCTGAAAAACTTGGAAGGCATGATCATCATCCCATCGGCTCCGGATTGTTTCGGGGGTCGTCGTCCTGCTTTTTTCTGGGTACCGGCACCTTCCTCTCGGTCGGTTTCTTTTCTGATCCTCTACCGCTCAGCGGCGAATCAGCCAGCCAGGCGAATAGCACCATCGGCACCTGGTTCGACACCTCAATCAGCGCAGCACGTTCTGCAATACATGCGTTAGATGCAGTTGCGCTACAACGCACTACGTCGTACACCGAGGTTGCGATAGTCACGGTATAGACCACCAAGACAAACCTGATGACCATCCCGGCGAACGGATGCTCCATGCCTGGCCTGGCGGGGACTCCTTAGTCTTCCGCATCAGTGTGGTAAGATAGGCTTGTACCCCTTGGCGCGAACAGGATGAGAGACGCGATGCCACTGGAGGGAGAGCTACTAAGAATCCTCGGCGAGACCTTTCGCGTGGACAGCGAGGGCCCGAGCGGCCTGGTCTATGCGGTAGCGAGGGGTAAGATGAGGCCGGGCGACCCTGCCGGGACCCTTCGAAAGGATGGCTATTGGCAGGTCCGCTTTCAATTCAGGCTATATCAAAACCATCGTATCGTCTGGGCGCTATACAACGGCGGGAACCCTGGCAGTCTAGAGATCGATCACGTCAATGGCAAGCCATGGGACAATAGGCCGGAGAACCTTAGACTGGCTAGTCACGCGGAGAACAATAGGAACAGGGTAAACTTGCAGAGCAATAACTCCTCCGGCTTCACTGGTATCAGGCTGTACCACGGAAAGTGGCGGGTGAGAATCAAGAAGAATGGCAGGGAGGAATATATTGGCAGTTTCTCCTCCGTCGACGAAGCCATCGCCGCGAGGCGCTGCGCGGAGCTACGCTTCTTCGGCGAGTTCGCGCCAGTCAGGGAGTGCTGATTACTTCCTGGGCTTGGACTTGCGGGTGCCTTTACCTGACGCCAGCCGGCCGTTGTCGCCATGCCCGTTTCGAGCCCTGTTCTTTGATGGATCCTCGAGTTTGAAGCCACCGCCTTTGGTGTGGCTGACATCGGGGCCCGACTTGCCCATCAACCCACGCGCCCGCCTTTCAGCAGCAAGTTCCGCCCGATACTCCTTGCGATCCGGCCTGGCGTTGCGCTTCTTGTCGTAGGCGAGCTTCTTCTTGTACGCCTCAGGGTTGTTGGCGTAGAAGCTTGCGGTGGAGCGCTTCTTTTTCTGTGGCATTGACGGAGTGTTTTACATAGTATTCCTTTTACCGAGTTCAGCCGCTAACAGAACGCCACTCACCACCAGAGAATGCGCGACATTCGGCGTTCTCCCACGCGCCCCTCGCCGTACTCCATCTCATCAGAGATCCCGGCCTCCATTCGTCCAGATTACTGTCGTACCAGTACAGTATTGTGCTACCTGTCGCCGTCGAGACCCATTCTGCCGGCCACACGAGGGCTGTATCACCACCGAATGCTGCGATGGCATCGCATTCCGCAATCCATACGGCATACTCGGTCGACCTGTTTGCACCACTGTGAGTAGCGACTGCACTGCCGTGAGCCGCCCACGCGGCGCTTCCCGGCGAAGACTGGTAGCCAGTCCATATCGCTAGTTGATGCACCCGTCCCGCGTATTGGCCGCCGACTATTGCAGCCTGATCCCCTGCCCACGACGGCGCAGCGCTTCCGGCCCCTCCCCATACCGCCGCGATCGGTGTCGTCTCCGAGCCGGCAGAACTAGACGTCGCCCCTCCTATGGCCGACCATTGCCCTGCTGATGCAGCAGTTCCTGGGCCGACGTATTCGCCAAGACCGTTACTCGTGGACACGGCCGTCCAATTAGCCTGAGTGGTATCTGCCTCTGTGCCACTGAAGGACGACGACGCGCCGCCGGCAACGCTCCACGTGCCGCTCGAAGTTGTGGTACTCCCGCCCGCGTATCCAGCGTTGGAGGACACGCCAGCAGTCCAACTCGCTTGGGCGACACTGGCATCTCCAGTAGCGCTGTACTCAGCTATCCCAGCCCCTGCGCTATTCCACTCTGCGGCATTGACGTTCAAATCGATTGGCAGGTATGCCGCTGAGACCGATACAGAGGCCTGCCATGCGCCACTGCCAGTGTCGGCTTCGCTGCCAGGGCTCGGCGCCAATGCGGATCCGGATGCCTGCGTGGAGCCGGCGACTACCGTGCCAGCAGTGCCTCCGTATTCACCCGTGGAGCCAGTACCACCATTGGCGACCCATTCGCCGACGGTGATTGCACCCGACTCCCCGCCCCACGCCGACAGGCAATCGCCACGCGTGACCCACTCGGCCTGCTCTGTTCCACCTGCTACTCCTGTGCAGACTGCCAGCGCAGAGCCGTTGGCCTCGTATTCGCAGCTCGATGTATTGCTTGATGTACCCCCGTGGCTTCCGACGGCAGTAGCGCTGGCTTCCCATACTGCATCCTGAGCCGCCGTGTCCCCGCCTGAATAGACGCCAGTGTTCCCTGTTCCACCAGCGGCTGCGTATGTTCCTGTCGTCGTTTCGACAACCGCGCCAGTGTAGTCAGCGATAGCGCCGCCGCTTGCTGTGTTAGTCCCTGGTGCGGTTTCGCATGTCGAGCCAGTATGTTGCGAACCCGCAGTGCCAGTAGCTGTGTTAGATGCAGCGGTTGCCGCATTGCTCGCGCCCTCGTATCCGCCAGTACCGCTTAAGATGACGGACCACGTTCCGCCGACCGCTTCGCCCTGGGAGCCGTCGTACCGAGCAGTGGCCGCTCCGTCTCCCAAGTAAGAGCCGGCCGTCGTGGTGTTGACGGAACCTATGTGGCCTGCCGTCGCCGCGCCCGTAGCGGCGTGAGTACCATGCGCCGTCGTTGTACCAGGGCCCAGATAGTCGCCGGAGGCCGATGCCGATCCGGTCCATCCTGCCGCCGTTGTTGCCGTCGCCGCGCTAGTCCAGCTCGCGGATGCGGTGCCAGTCGCCGCGTTGATGGCCGCAGCAACGCTAGTGCCTGGCCCGGCGTGGGCTGCTGTTGCGCTGGCCAAGGCCGCCCAAGAGGACGCCGTCGTTGCTGCGGTGCCACCGACATAATCTCCAGTGGCATTGACAGCACTACTGGCTGTCCATTGGCCTTGCGTTGTCGATGAGGATGCGACTGAATACCCCGCCGTACCGGCCCCGGCCGCACTCACGCTTCCGACGGTCGTGGAGGCCGTAGCACCGGAATACTGCGCAACTACGCTGCCGTCAAGCGCATCAATGCGCCCAAACAGCGATTCAGCTACATCACTCCAGGCGCCAGGGCGAACCGGCGCAGTGGTCGCAGCAAAGTTGCGCCGATTGGATCGGGTGAGGATGCCACGCCGCGCCCGTAGGGCCATGGCTTACCCCTCCGCGATCTCCAGGATCAGGGTCGGTGTAGGTGACGTGGTTGAATCAGTGTTGCAGGCGACAAACAATGCAGAGGTATCGAATACCTGCGGCATCCCGGTCAGATCAGGGCCAAATACCATGTACTGGTTCGCCTGCAGCCTTCCTGCCCAAATCCGGCGCAGCACCATTGCCGTGACTTGACCCGCTGCAGAAGAAATGCCGTTCAGCTTGTAGCCTTCCAGCATGCGGGTGCCGTAGTCACCAGAAGCCCACGGCATCCGCATCATGGAGTTGATAACGCGGTTCTGCGTGCTGATGTTGCCCGTATTGGCTCCAGCATTGTTGTCCTGATCGGTGTAGTCAACTGATGCCGTGTGAGCATGGTTGGACCAGGCAACGTTGGACTGCAGCCACAGCTCCGTTTCATTCCATGCTGGGTTGACACCACCGCCATCAAGCGGCAGCCTGCCCGAAAAGTCTGGCTGCGACGACAGGGTGACAGTCGTGGTTCCCGTCGTGGGAATCACCGTGCCGCCAGCCCAGAACAGCAGATCAAACAGGAACAGTGTGCAGGCCACATTGCTGTAAGCCTCCACCCGGCTCAGATAACCTTTGTTGCTGCCCTGGAACGTCTGGATCGCGGGGAACCCGGTCGTTGCATCAGTTGGCACAACGCCGTTGGTTGTCTGCGACGGCGACAACGACCCGGCAGCCGGAAAGCCGGCACGGTCAATCAGTGTAGACTCCCGGCCCGCAACCGTCGTCACGGTGTTGGTTTTGGCGAGCTGGATGTGCTGTTTGTAGGCCCCGATGTACTGATCAAAGGTTGTGATCGCCATTATCAGTTATTGATGTAGAATGGCGCAGTCTCATCCGTAGCAAAAGTTCCATTGGTTGCGGTAACATCTTGACCGAAGTCCAGCGTCGCAATCAATTCGTCGGCAGACGCGGCGCCACCCCTGGCCCTGCGCACCACGCCGTAGCGAGCAGTAAAGCTTGCCGAAGCCCAGCTAGGCTCAGAGAAGCTGATACTGGTTCGGTCGTTGGCGTTATCAGTGGTGATTGTCATTGTGACAATTTCACCGCCAGTGGTGTAACCGTTGCCATTGGCTACCTGGTTGGTCACATCGTCGAACCGATTATGGTCCTTGTTTGGCGTGTATGCCGACGTGTGCAGTGTCATCCTGAACTCGTGAGTTCCGGGAATCAGGTTGCCGGCCGCCAGGTCAGCGATGAAGTTGTTCTGTAGATGGGAAGCCATGTGTCAGGATGCAGCAAAGCCGGGTGCCTTCTTAGTATTCCGCTCACCCTGGCTACAGAGGCAACTTGTCTATGTTGATCCAGTATCAAGCCACAGGATGGAGGTGTTCTCGGGTGGCTCTGGCCCGATATGTATGCCAGGGTCCCCTCTCTCCCCTTTAACCGCGCTTGTCATCGCCGCAGTTGGCTCGATGGTTCCACTTGACGGGCTTATCTCGATCGGAATCGGCTGCCCTGACGAGACAAATCGAATCGGTATTGGATTGTCAGCCATTTTCGGTAATGGTTACGTCCTTCCCGACGGAGACTATGAACGTTTCAGTCGACTTAATAAATCCGTCGGATTCACGTGTGAACTGGACATCTGCCTCGTGGTCACCAAGCGGCCATCCGGCCGTATCGGCGGCGAACAGCCTAAGCACTCGAGTATTCTCCGCTGGGGTACCCCAGGACGTGCTAAGTTCCGCTACAAGCCTTCCTTTCGTGTTGCGGATCTGCGATGCGACTGTCCAGCCCACAAAGTACCCATCCTCGTACTCGTCGGCTGGTAGCTCAAGATACCACTCGAACGTATCACCTCGTTTGTGTGAAATGGTGGCAGCCACTGCGCGTCCTCTTTACCGTTTAGTGTTCCCTAGAGAAGGGAACCATCGAGATTCTTCTGCCCAGGTTCGTAGCCGGGCTCTCCAAGCGACCCGTCGGAGACAGGATCAGAGATCTGACGTCTGCTGGTCCTTGGGTGGCTTGCCAGAATGTCCCGGTCCAGGTTTGTTCCGTCATCCAGGATCCGGGGCCCTTGGCTATACGTCACTTCCATCGACTTCCTCGAACGGCATCCAGGTCAGCGCAGACTCGAACTCAGGGGTCGTCGGATCGTCGTGCTCGTAGCGACCATCCTCGAGGCGCGGCTGATCGAAGATCCATTCGGAGCCGTCTGGGGCGGTGATGCGGTCAAAGCGCTTTGCCTTCTTGGGCGGCGCCCATTTATCGGGATACAGGAAGCGCGGTTCGGCTTTCTTCAGCGTATCCACGATTGCCTGCTTGTTCATCGATGCGCTGACCGGAGCACCGATCTTCCGGCCGTATTCAATCAGCTCAGCCTTGCTCATGAACTCGAGTTCGGTCGGCTGCTTTTCTTCGATCTGCTCGTCGGCTTCAAAGGTGTCGTCTTCAACCCCTGGCACCAGTACCTCTTCGGCGGCTGGTTCGGGGCTGGGCGCGGGATCGGGCTCTTCCTGCTCTTGGGGCTCGGTCTGGGTATCGCTCTCTTCCTCTTTGGGCTTGTTCCCACGCTCCCAACCGAGGCCTTCCAGCTCTGATGCTTCCTGCAGGTAGAACACCCGACGGCGAAGGACTCTGCCGTCTTCGAGTTCTTTACGGTAGTAGACCGGTGCGCCGTAGATGTGCATGTCGACTGGATATGTTCTGGGGTAGTATACCTACACAGAAGCCCGCTGTTTAGGCGGGCCAGTGTGCGCCTTTAGCGATCAGACGCGATCAAGGTAGACGCTGAAGCCGGTGATGGCGCCAGCAGTGCCGGTACCGGCGGACCCAGCGACATAGGCCATCCTCACATTCCGGATGCCATCAAATTTGGCGCCACGGAGGTGGTCGATGTAGACGCCGTTGGCATCAGCATTGGCCAGGTCGGCCTGCGTGATGGTGAAGAACACCGCGTTGGAATCATCGGCATCCTGCAGTTGGATACTGGCTCCGGTGCCATTGCCGGTAGGGGCCACCACAGTGGCGTCGAGCACGATCAGGCGGATGGTGCCAACGGTGCCCAGGTCGTAGCCCAGGTCCTTGGCTTGAGTGGTGATCTGGGAGTTCGCGTCGAGATGAAAGCCCTCGCGAATCGGATAAGTAGAGCGAGCAGTCATTGGAGTAGTAGCGGAGAACGACGATGTGCCTCGTAGAGGTTAGGCCCCATCACTATATTATTCCGAGTCACGGGCGCGTGCCGGTCTTTTATTGGGAGCCGCTGGCAGGCGGCTCGGACGCAGCCGTACCATGACAGGTCAGGTCGTCGGTTCGCTAAGGCACAAAGTTCAGGGTTTGGGGTGTAAACCGCGAAGCCCCTGGCAGCACAGCGTTGATGGCATCCACTGGTAAGCCGAACCACCGCAGCAGCGTAGCGTAATACTGATCCGTGCTGATCTGCGGAATAAAAATGTTGCCGCTGTCGTCAGCAACGTGTTCGCCGGTAGGGGCGTAATTCGGCTCAGGGCCATACATGCCTCCAATGACTGGCCCGCCCATCACAAACTGATGGCCCGCCCATGCGTGGTCTGTACCTGCGTTGCTGTTGCCACGGAATGTGCGGCCAAATTCGCTCTGTGTGCAAAGCACCGCGCTGTTCGTAAGCCCCATGGCGTTGATGGCCGCTGCCATCGCTGCCATAGAATTGTTGAGGCCGAGAATCAGCGGATCATGCTGAGGCCGCAGGTTTGCATGGTGATCCCAGCCGCCGATTGGCACAAAAGCGACTAGTCGCCTGATGCCAAGTGCCTGATTCTGTTGGGCTGTGTAGATCGCCTGGGCTATCGGGCGGAGCTGCGGCGCAGGGGCCAGAGCATCAGATACAGCTTGGGGCAATGCGCGAAGCTGGCCTTGAATAAACCCAGGAGCCGCTAGGTTTTTTTGTGCCTGACGCTTCCAGCCCTGCCTAATGCGGTTGGCGTCAACAGCAGCAGGCAGCCCAGCACCTTCGGCCTCGGTGAAAAGCTCTCGCAGGCGAGTTGCCTGGCTGGAGCCATACCCAAATGCTCCGGGCCTGGCTTCCACTGGCAGCGCTACAGAGCCGTCAGGCGGAAATGCCCTTTGTTGCCGACTGAGGCCACCGATGGATACACAGCTCAGCATCAGATCGTTGTCTGCTGCTGCAGTTGGCACGTTCCAGACTCCCTCAAGGAGCGAAGCGAGTCGCCCCATCCAGCCAGTAGTCCGAGCTACTGAGCGAAACTCCAGGCCGTCCTGCCACTGCTCCCACTGCGCGTCATGCGCTCCAAGAAACTGCGGTTCGTACCGGCTCGGCTGTTCACGTAGTTGCGTCCTGGTGGCGGGTTCGTTCAGGATGCCTACATGACGCAGCACAGCCAATCTGTTTGCGTTCCACTGATCTCGGAAATAGCCCATATTTGGGTGCAATCCCCATGCGCTATTTCCATTCAGAGAAAGCAGTTCCGATTGCTCAATGCGCAAGCCACCGGGGCGGGCTTCATTGTACCGGCTCAGATTGTTCCCGCTACGTGGGACTAACTCATTGTGCGAATCGCGGCCACCAAAGGCAAAGAAGCAGATGATAACCTTAAAGTCACTTGGGCGGAGTGGCGCCAGAGACGCCTTGAGTTCAGGTGAGAAAGTCATGGCAATCACTGGCGATAGAAGTCTGGGGAATTGATCAGGGTCTGTGCGACCAAGCCGACACGGTTTTCACCGCTTAAAGGCGTGATTGCCGTGATAATTTCCTGTTGCCGATTAGCGGGTGTACGCCCGCCGGTCAGCAGCAGATCAAGCCTGTTTACCAGAGCCGCCGGTGTACTGGTCGGCAACCAGTCATACGTGATTGGAGCCAAGCTGCCAACCAAAATCGGCTGGTCAACCGCAGATCGGTTAATCGTGCGGTATGCGTTTGGCCCGAAGCTGATCAGCCGCTCCAGCACTCTGCTGACGCTACTTAGGCGGCCAGGCGTATAAAGGATTGATTCTGGAGACAGGATTTCAGTGTCCCCTGGCATTGTCCCGTCAGGCGGGTAGTGTCCAAAAATTGATGGCGCCCTGGTGGGATAAACACCGAGCAACACCTGAGCGTCCCAGTCATCATCATCCCGCTCCGTAACAAATAGGAATCCAGCCTGCTTGTTACTAGGAGCAACAGCAGGGGCCATCCCATTTTGATTTCCGGGCCCACGGTAGAAGCAGGCAACTTCGTTTCGGTCGCTGGTATGATGAGACGTAAATCCGAGCGGGCGAATCAGGCCGGTAAACAGTTCATACGGATCACGCAGCCTGCCAAAATTGGCAGCATTGGTGCGGGTGCCTGTTCTCACTTCTGGATCAAACAGAATTGCTTTCCACACAGCGGCCATTTGCTGCGGGTTGTCTACGTTGTCGCGGAACACCCGAACAACCCGAGACACGTAGCCCGGTGATGGATTGGCTGTAGTAGCGAAACGAATCAGCCGTGTGCAGACATAGGGTGCAGTGCTGGGATGGTTGACCAGCGCTTTCGTGACCAGGCGGATTTCAGTCTCTGGATCAGTGCCAGCAGGGATGTTGATGTTGAATCGCGGGATTGAAACCGCACCAAAATCATGCAGTCCTGCAGAGATTTTAAGGCGCGGATAGGAGCCGGCGAAGCTGATGTGCTGCTCTTCGACAAGCCCCGCGCTGACCATGGCGGACGTGCCATCAGCCGTTGCCAGAAACACCTCTCCGACAGCCGGAGTGCTGTCGGCACCTATGGACGCGAACGCAGCGCCATTGCTGACGCTGGCAATCCGATACCGTTTGCCCGCTTCAACACGGCTGAGGGGCTTGCGATAGCCGTAGTTAGTGAATCGAACGTCAATCTCGTTTGAGCGGCTAACGCGGTCGTTGCCAGAAACACCTCTAAAGTGTGCACCGAAATGATCCCTAATCCATCTTTGATCCGTGGTCAGCGAGAAGCCGGCACGGAAAATCTCAGGAGCTGGATCCTGGTAGTAAACCTGCTCATTCAGCAACCACGGATGCACCAGTCCGGTGTAGACCTTGGAAAGCTCAACAATATCCTGGTTGACATAATTGGGCACTCGCTGACCGCTCTGATCGAGCAACGGCACACCGCCGTCGTTGAGCGACCAAATGCCCATGGTCATTAGTTGCACGATTTCTCGCGCGAAGTTTTGATCGGCCTGCGGCCCACGCGCATTTGCGTAATGGGTCAACATTTTGGCCATTGGGAAAGAGTACGTTACTTCTTCCAGGAAGTCGGCGTAGTTGCCGAATACGTGGCGGGAGATCAGTTCGTACCAGGCTGGACCGTCATACCTAGTCCGCTCTACACCTCCGCCAGGAATTGAAGTCACAATGAACTTCGACATAATCCACGACAGCCGCAGCATCAGCGATTTCTGCGGCGCCCTGGGAGCAGCAGCACTTGTTGGGTTGCACAATCCACCAACAGGCGGGTTGTTGTAAAGTAAGCCCGTGTCAATCATTCGATAGTTATACCATTGCCGCTGCGGTCTGTCGGCGTGACCCTCGCCAGAGTCGATGCCCTCGTTTGAGAACGCTTCGCCACGGGGAAGCGTCATCCATGAGTTGACCTGAGCGATCCAGCCCGGTTTCCTGGTGAACTTGCCACTGGCGCCCGGTGTCCATTCGGCAAATTGGCTGCCGTCATAACTGGCTGCAACCTGAGCATCGAACCAGCTTTCTGCGTTGTTGGACGCTGCCAGCGTAGTGATTTCGCTTAGCGTTGGCCCCATGGTGGCGGTGCGCAGAAACTGCGCCGCATCGGCTTCGCCCTGAATTGAAAAATCCAGTGCTGTTGTTGGCTGCTCTTGCGCAACGAACACCACATCGACAAAGTAGTTCTGATTGGCAAAGATGGCGTTCGGACGAGCGTTTACAGTGCCGCCGTAACGACCGGCCTGGACAGGAGCCGTCAAGCTTCCGTTTGTGATTGCGGAAGCAAATCCGTTGTTGGTCGCCGTGTAGAAACGGTTGATGTTTACGCTTGCCGTGTAGACAGTCCCTGCACGAACCTGGATTGGAGTCGAAAACGCCTGCTCCTGCCAGCCAGATGCAGTTTCGTTGGCAAATGCAACAGATCCAAGCTGCGCACTGTCAGTCCACAACTTGCCGGTGCGAGTGCCGGTTTCACCAGCGCTCTTGAAGAAACGAATTGCGGTAATCAGACCATCAACAGCAGTTGTGAATCGAACACCAACCTCCCACGGTTGGTTATCACTGCGATTCAGGTCAACCGGAACTTGGGTGGTGAGAATGGTCTGTCTGGCAGTTGGCGGGGTAGCAGGGGCAACGTTCACGGTCACGCTGACAGAGGCGGAAGCCGCTTTCCCATCGGTGACGGTGTAGACGAAACTTGCGGCGCCACTAAAGCCAGCAGCGGGCGTAAACGTAACGGTACCGTCCGCATTGAGCACCACTGCTCCACCAGTGCCGCTGGCAACGCTGGCGATCCTGAGCACATCGCCGGGATCAGCGTCACTGTCGTTTGCGAGTAGCTGAGCCGCTGAGTAAGTGACCCGGGTATCCTGAGTAGCGGCCAGCGTGTCAGCACCGCCTACGGGGACTTTGTTCTGGAGGGCTTCAAGCTCCCTGATGCGTTCTTGGGCCGCCGCAAGCTCGGCCTCGAGTTCCGCGATTTCGGTGTTTGCTGCGTCGAGATCAGCAATGCGGGCGGCGAGCGTAGCCTCTGTTGCCTGCGCCTCAGAGAGGCTTGACTGAATGAACTGGATCAGATCGGAAGCCATTGGAATGAGTCAGGAAACAGAACGAGTGCGGCAACTAGAGAGATAAGCCTCTCGGGAATATCCAACCTGCAGCAGGGCGAGTCGGCTCGGGGCCGGGCCCGGATGGGGCATCGAACGCAACTCGGTCAAGCTGCTCAGTGCCACCAAGGTCGGGAGCAAAACTTGACAGGGTTTCAGTCGCAGCGGGTCTGGTGCTGATTCCTGCTGCTGGTGTAATGGATTCAGGCATCAGACGGTCCTCGCAAGCACGAGTGCAGAAGGTTGCCCGGCAACGCCAGCGCCGTTGGCTCGGGAAAGAACCTCATACTCTTCGACGCCAGCGGTAACGGTCAGTGTGTCCTGAACCGACCAGGTGTTGACAGCCCTGGAAGCGAAGATCCCAAAGTCGTCTGGCATCGTGCTAGAAAGAACCGATTGAAGCTGGAGTCCCGTATAAACAGGAGAGAACCCGGCAGCAAATGCCGGGTTCCCAGCGGTTGTCGCGTATGGGAGCGCCAATCCCGATTCTGGAGAAGATGCGCCAAAAACGTTGTTAGGGCTGTTTGAAACTGCGCCAAAGAAAGCAAATTTGCTGATTGGAATTTCGTCGTTGTAGTTGTTGTTTACAAGAGTGCTACCATAGTTCACGCATCCATCCAGGAAGGCCCTTCTGCATCTGAAAAGCGTTGAAAATCGAACGCCCGCTGTCGTGGTTGCTAGCTCTGTGGACACTCTTAGAAGACCGTTGTGATAGCCCCTGTCAAGGTCAGCCCACGACTGAAAAGTGACGCCAGGACTGTCAATGCAAAACGGCAAGCTATTGGAACCGCTCCGCAACAGGAAAAAGGTCATGTTGCTCGACGTGTAACGGGTCAGCGTTACGGTCGTGTTTGTGGCCAGTGCAAGAAGCTGCACGTGGTTTGTCGTGGCGTTGGTCGTAGTGGCATAGAAGTCCAGATACTGCGTCCCGCTGGGGATGTCGCTGGCAGCGTTCCACCCGCTTGCGTTGCTGTAGAACACACCGCCAGTAGTGAACTGGAACCAGTAATAGGTTGTGCCATACGTCTTGGCTGCGTTGTATGCAACGGCAAGGACACGGTTCTCAATGGAGCCCGACAGGAAGGCGTCGTGCCATTCGGTCATCAGGCCAGCATCAATAAATGCCGAGCGGAATATGTCTGCCAGCCCTGATGCGGTCCAGGTGGCGGTAGCGGTGTAGGTCTGCTTGGTGACGGCCATGATCAGGGTTGGATTTGGATGTGGGTAATGGTCACGGTGAAATCCCCAGTGGCCCCGTCATTCGTGACCCTGACAGGGTAGGAGGTAGTCGGTGTCGTCTCAGCGTTTGCAGCAATAGGCTTGTTAGACGGCACCGCTGTTGCCGCTCCAGTAGTGATGACCTCAGCGATCACGCCATCATCAGGACCGGGATCGGCCGTTCGTAGTCGTGACGCGTCGGCGGCACTTGCGGCTGCGCTGTCATAGAGCCTCACCCATCCGGCGCGGTTTGTCTCGATGCTCAGGATCGTGCAGGCCCTCGGCAGCGTGATTGTGCCGGTGCCAGTGGCGCCGCCAGCCAAAGCCGTCAGGGTCACGGAGGCGGTGCTGCGCTGCACGACGCCGCCCGACTGCGGATCTTCCCATGTGATTCCGCCTTCTCCATCTGCTGCCGGCACCTGTCCCTGTGCCGCATCACCACTGCCAAGTTCCGTAAGCTCGTCTCCGGGCTGCAGTCCCGACTCAATCGTTCCCTCGCCAACGAGATCCAGCGTGCCGGAAAAAGGGTTAAATCGATAGGCCATCAGATCAGCTCCAGGTCTCGCTGATTAGCTTATCGCTTCCGTCATAGGCAAGCGTTTGCACCGCAACCACCTCACCCGCAGCGCCACCGCTCTTGTAGGTCACGGTGGTCAGGTTGCCGCCGGAGTACGAGAACTGGCGGTAGTCCCATGGGGGAATCGAGTTTCCGCCGCTGCTGACGGTTCCACTGATTTGATCGCGAATGTCGCGAACGATCTGACCAAGGGTTTCGGACATTGCACGGGTCGATCTACACTCTAGTATACCGGCATGGGAGGGACGATATACTGTGTTAAGGAGCCAGTCGAGCAGGTGCCGAAACAAAAGGGATCCGAGCGCATGTCAGACAGTCCAGGCCGATTTCGTGCCTATACTAAGCATCATTCCGTCTCGGTCTATACGGGCACCGGCTGGAAGCCTGGCGCCGTCGTCGCCTGCTACCCAGACCGCTGCATCATCGAACTTGTGAACGAACGCCGGACGGTCGTCTGCTATGACGCGAGGAACATCCGTGAGCGCTGAACTGAGCCGGATCAGCCGGCTGATTCTCGAGCCGGACTACGTGCTGCAGATCCCCCTTCCAATGGCTTTCAAGCAAAGACCCAGGCTGACCAAGTCTGGCCACGCCTACATGGACACTGCGTATAAGAATGCGCGCAAGGAGTTCAGGGATCACCTCAAGGCACAATGGCCGAGGCCGATGCTCGAGGGCCCGGTTGGGCTCTACTTGAGGGTCCAGGGAGAAGCAAGGGGCGACGCGGACAACCTGGCCGGTTTCTTTATGGACGCCGCCGCTCCGCTGAAGAAGCAGAAAGAGGAGGGTATCCTTTGGGGTGACGACCGCCTGGGCATCATTCCGCTTCTCGTTGTCGACTGGGTCCCAACCTCTCTTGCGGAGTCGGCATGGGAGGCCAGGATCCTGGAGCTAAATGGCTTCAAACGGGAATGACCAGGCCTTGAAGACCCGCCTGGCGTACTCAAGCGACTCCAGCGAGGTGGCCACGTCGTAGCGCCACATGCTGGACCCTGGATGGCGGTAGCGGTACCGGAACATGGCGGGCTGGCTCTGCATATATTGTGCCTATGGCAGCACCAAGCACCGAGGACCTGATGGGCAGGCATGTCTACTTCCAGCCTGAGCCCGAGTATCGCAAGGCGACCGGTGAGTCGCAGAGCGTCCTGAAGCACATCCTGCAGTCACCAGCGCACTACCAGTGCGCCAAGACGCGGAGGTTCTCGCCCACACCCGTGATGGAGCTTGGTACTGCCGTCCACTGCAAGGCCCTGGAGGGCGATGAGGAGTTCGAGAAGCGCTACGTGATGAAGCCCGAAGGGCTGTCGTTGACGACGAAAGAGGGCAAGGCGTGGCGCGCGCAGCAGGAAGGCAGAACGCCGCTCTCGCGGACGGATGCGCTGCGCTCGTGGGATGCCGTGCACGGGATGACGGAGTCGCTTCGGCGGCTGGAGTGGTTCGACCCCGCGCAGCCGGATTACCACAAGTACAACGAGGTCTCGATCTACTGGCGGCAGCAGGACATCGAGTGCAAGGCGCGGGTCGATCGCCTGCTGCTGTTGCCCGATCGCGCCGTGGTGCTGGATCTGAAGACGACGGACTGCGCCGATCCTGACGTCTTCCAGAAAAAAATCTTTGGTGGGCTTAACTACCTGTTTCAATCGGGCTGGTACAGCGAGGGCGTTGCTGCCTGCTATGACCTGCCGACCGAATTCGTCTTCGTTGCGATCGAGCGCGAGGCGCCGTATAACTGCAGCGTTATATCATTAGACGCCGCCGCCGTCGAGGAGTCCTACCGGCAGACGGGCGAAGCCAGGATGCGCCTGCGCCGCTGCCTGGAAGAGAATCGCTGGGACGGACCAGGGGTCCAGTCCACCATGCTGGGACTGCCAAGCTACTACCGCTCTCCCGTTGAAGAGTACATTGGCGACGATTACGACGAAGACATGGAGTCGATCTTCGCTACCCCAGAAGCCTCCTAGGCGTGCTACTGTCTAGCCGGTTACAAAGTCTTTCGCGAACGTCCGCGCAATGATCAAGATTCGTAACGATCAGTTTCGCTATCGCGGCGAAAATCTTCGCCTGGCGGGGTCCCACACGTGGGACACCGTGCAGTCCTTCGGCGGCAGGCTGCGCCCCCTGCGTCAGCTTGTCGGCAACTTCACCCGTCTGTGGAGCGTCGAGGTACCAAGAGTGACCCTGGACGGCCCCCAGCCATGGAGCACCGGGAGGGACGCCATCGTTTCGCCCATGCCCTGGCGCAGGGTCGATGGCAAGTTTGACCTGGAGAAGCTGAACCCAGCATACTTCGACCGCTGGGAACAGGTCGTCAAGTCCACAAGGCGGCAGGGGAAGGTCGCTGGCGTCGTCCTTTTCGATGGAGCGTTTAATCGATTTTTCGGGGCTGACGAGTGGGCCAGACACCCACTGAACCCCAGCAACAATGCACAAGGCGTTGGTCCCTCTGCCGTGAATCTGGTGCACTCCAGGGGGCCGTGGAACCGATACCAGAAGCGGGTGGTGCGTGAGTTGGTGCGACGACTGGAGCCGTTTGACAACGTGATCTATGAGATCGCAAACGAGCCGGACCGCAGTAGCGTGACTACCGGCTGGCAGCGTAAATTTGTTTCATTCGTTCAGAAGTTGACCGACAAGCCGGTTGGAGTCAGTTACGTGACTCGCACCAGTGATGAATGGATGAAGCGCTCCGGCGCCGACTGGTTTGCTCCTGCCAGCCTGGGTGCAAACATCAGTGGACTGGATGGCCCGGTCGTGGCCGATACGGACCACGCCTCGCCGCTGCGAAGCAACGTGGACGGCATCACCGGCGCGTTCCGCAATGGGCAGCCGGTATGGCTGATGGATGGCCTGGAGGGGAGTGTGCTCCGGAATGTCACCTCTCTCCAGGCGGACCGCGACTTCATCACTGGCGTGGCGGCTCCGATCGACTTCGGTCTGTAGCGCGGCCATTGTATGGCACATTGGGGACGCCCGGCCGCCTTGTTCCGCGATGTCCTCCAACGAACCGACCGTGCAGGTCAACAACTCCTTCCCAGTGCTGGGCCTGCTTGGCGCCACCCTGGTGGTCCCGAAGGCGCTCGGCTACATCTCCCTGCCCTGGGTCTGGGTGCTGGCGCCCTTCTGGATCCCCTTCGCCATCCTGGGGGCGGTCGGAGCGGTGGCCTTGCTCCTGCTGGTGATTGCTGCTATCGTCGACAGCAAGTAAGCCGCGACACCAATGCCCGAGTCCATCTACGACCCCCTGTTTCGGGTCGAGCGCCTGGCGGCGACCCCGAACCCGCAGCAGGCCTGCTGGCAGGCGATGCACCAGGACTACAGCGAGAACTTCGTCGCTGACGAGCCCTGTCCTGAGGAGTCAAAGGCCGGCGAGATCTGCGTGAAGCGCCTGCTGGCCGGGGAACGGGGGCACTACGGCCCCCTTGAGCACCCGCAGATCACGTTTGCCACTGGGTTCTTTCCCCACTCGGTGATGCAGCAGGCCCGCACCCACCGGGTCGGGGTGAGCTTCGATGTGCAGTCGATGCGCTATACGGGCGACAGGGTCTATCGGTTCATCCAGGAAAGCAAGGCAGTCTGCCCCCAGGACCTGAGCCTTGATCATCCTTGGTTCACAGCGCTCGAGCGCCTGTTCTACGTCCGCCCCGTCGGCTCCTACGTGGATCGACAGGGCAAGAGGTACTACTACACCAATGAGCGCCGCAAAGAGCGCCTGATTCATTGCTACGACACCGCCATTCGGTACACCCGCGAGATCAATCTCGGAGTGACTGAGGAAGACGCTCGTGGTGTGTTGGCGTTCGACTACCGCCAGCACTTCGTGGTGAGCTTCAGCCTGCGGGCGCTGCTGCACTTCCTCGATCTGCGGGCCAAGCTCGACGCGCAGCTCGAGATCCGTGCCCTGTGCGATCTAATGTGGCCTCATCTCGAGGCTTGGGCGCCCGAGATAGCCGCTTGGTACAAGGAGAGCCGTCTCCACCGCGCCAGGCTGGCGCCGTAGTCGCAAAACGCGGCCGCGCGTGCTAGAATCCGAGGGTCCGCCATTTGCCGCCCCACTCCAGTGACCTGCCCACGCTACGGCTCGTTTGACAACAGCCGGCTGCATGTTGTCACAATGATCAGCAACCCGGTGCGCTTCGGCAGCCGCTATCGTCTGTGGCATGAGTTCAATGAAAGGATGCGCCGAGCGGGTGTCAGCCTTTGGACTGCAGAGCTTCAGCTCGGTTCTCGCCCGTTTGAAATCACCGATCCAAAGAACCCGCGCCACCTTCGGCTTCGTGGTCGAGACGAACTTTGGGCAAAAGAAAACTGCCTGAATATCCTTGTCAGTCGTCTCCCGTCAGACTGGGAGTATGTCGCTTGGATCGACGCCGACGTTGACTTCGTCGGGTGGAAAGAGCCGAGCGACTGGGTGACGGAAGCCATGCACATGCTGCAGGTGTATCAAGTCATTCAACTCTGGCAGACGGCAACCGACCTCGGGCCGAATGGTGAAGCGCTTCAGACGCATCACAGTTTCATGAGCCGCTACATCGAGAGCGGCGCCATTCATCCAGAGACAACATACCACGAGTGGCACCCGGGCTACGCCTGGGCCTGTACGCGAGAGGCCTGGGATGCCATGGGCGGACTCTTCGACGTTGGCGTCGCCGGAGCTGGTGATCGCCACATGGCGCTGGCCTTTATCGGACAAGCATCGCGAAGCTATCACCCAAAAGCGCCAAAGGCTTACCGTCGCGCAGTACTTGAGTGGGAGCGGCGGCAGTTGCCGGCAATCAGGATGGATGTAGGCTACATGAAAGGGCATATTATTCATTACTGGCATGGAAAGAAAGCCGATCGCAAGTACTGGGATCGCTGGCAGATCCTGAACGACACAGACTTTGATCCCGGCGTAGACCTTGTGCGAAACTATCAAGGCGTCTATGAACTAAGTATGCGCGGAAAACAGGACAAAGATTTCGAGAAAAGCGTCAGACTGCGCGACCTGCTGCGGCACTATTTCCGTTGTCGCAATGAGGATAGCGTTGACAACTAGGAGCCAGGGGGTCTAGCAATCTGGAGAATGCTCGGTGCTTATAACGCCGCGAAGGCGGGTTCGATCCCCGCGACCCCCATGCCAGGGCGTGCCAGTCCCGAAGCCGTCCACCGGCGAGCGGCATCGGCCACCCATCGGTACAATAGGAGAGCACGGATGGGGAGTTCACGTCAGACACGCGGGGATCAGCCCCAGTCCGTACCTCTGACCTCTGCCCCGGAAGAGCCCTAGCCAGGCATTCGGCCAGCCTGTGCACTGTACCCGTCACCTACCGCAGGGGCGGGGCTAAATCCGGAGCCTCCTTGTCGGGGGACCGGTCAGGGGGATGGCCTCCCCTGGGCGCAAGCCGAAATCGGTAAGGGGAGAAGTCGACCTCGTCTTGCTGCACAACCCGCCGAACCAGATCGGTGGGCCGCGCAAACAGGGACGCAAGGCCGTCGGTTCCACCCGGCGGCTTTGTTGTGTCTGTGGTACGATTCTCAAATGGCAACCCCAGAGGGGCCCATCCCATCGAGTATCACGCCCATGACCTTCAAGGTATTCGCCGACGCCGTCCACCAGCAACTGGCGACGCTCACCGCCCAGCACCAGTATTTCTTCAAGGCCGACGCCGGAGACCTGTTCCAGGTCTACCTGTCATCCTTCCCCGAGGGCACCGACCCTATCTTCCGCGAGCGGCGCAATTCGCCCCGCATCCGGGGCGTTTCTGCTATCATTTACCCGAATGCGCCCATACTATGACCGCACTTGAGTCACTGTCCGACCACCGCGTCATCTTCTTCAACGGTCCGCGTCACAGCGGCAAGGACACCGCTGCTCTCTATTGCGAGAAAGCCCTGGGGGCATCGCATTTTAAGCAAAGCAAGCCACTCAAGGCCGCCGTGCAGGTCTTCTACGACCTAACCGATGAGGAGGTCGCGCACCTCGAGTCGATCAAGACGCAGCCGAGCGACCTGCTGTTCGGCAAGAGCTACGTCGAGGCGCAGATCTCGCTCAGCGAGGACTGGGCCAAGTGGTTCCATGCAGACGAGGCGATCTTCGGCAAACTCTCGGCACGACGCCTGCGCAGGCGCTCCTTCCTGTCGCGTCTGGTTGTCTGCAGCGACAGTGGCTTCGCGTCCGAAGCGCTGCCGATCATCGACCAGTTCGGCGCAGACAATGTCCTCCTGGTGCGCGTACACAGGGATGGCAAGACGTATGCTGGCGACAGTCGTGGCTACATCTCGCTACCTCGTATTATCTCGGTTGACGTTGAAAACAATGGTACCATCGAAGAGTACCACGCGCACATCCATCAGTTAGCGGTAAACTGGCTGGAAGGATCCGAGTGGTTCGCCTAGAACTGCGTTTTGGAACCATAGCCTGACCCCGGCAATGGTCAGGTTTGGAGTTCAGAGAGGCTAAGCCACCGCCGCGAACGCCCGGTCCGATCTACAACTTCAGACGCGGCTACAAGGTGGCGCGTGCTGGTCAGCATGAGTCCGCTGATCAGTACGCGGCTTTTCAGTTATATGTGCAGCTTGCTGGCAAGCGTAGCCTGCAGCGCGTGGCGGAGGAACGTGGGCACTCGCCGGCCACTGTTGTCAAGTGGGCTCACAAGTTCCAATGGGAGCGGCGGGCTGCTGCCTGGGATAAACAACAAATGGCCCTCGCCATGCGCGAGACGGAGAACGACAAGCGCAATCAGCACAAGCAATCGATTGTCGAGTTCAGAAACGCCGCTGAACGCCAGGCCAGGATGATGTCCCGGGTCTCCGAAGACCTGGTGCGCGTCTTGGGGAAACGGATTGCAAAGGCAGAGGAGAATGACGAAGAGATCCCGATCAGCCTGGTGGGCGGCCTGCTGCGGGCTGCTGCTGGCCTGAATGAACAGTCCAGGGAATCATGGGGCGCGGCCCTGGGAGTCAACGAGCTCCTGAGCGTTGTCGAAGAGGAGGTTGAGAAGGTCCGAATCGAAGAGCTCAACGAGAGTGAAGACCCATACGAGTTCGAAATTGAAGAGTAATGCCTAATCAGGTTGGCGCGCGCTTTCTTGAGCGGGCCGGTGGAACGATTGGCCTCGCGCGCGAGCTCAAGCAGGCCAAGGCGAAGACCATATCTGACGGGAAGAATGTCATCTTCCACAAGGTCATCAAGGACGTAAATCCGAGGTACAGGTTCTATAGGTTTCACGCTGAGTTGATCATGCAATTGCAGCGTGTGATCGATGGCGACTGCAAGAGGCTGATTGTCAGCGCACCGCCACGATTCGGCAAGAGCGAACTGTCTTCCAGACTGCTGCCTGCTGCCTATCTACTAGCTCACCCTGAGCGCTATGTTGGCATCCTGAGCTACTCAAAAGAGCTCGCAGAGGGCTTCAGCAGGAACGCCAGAGACTACTACACGCAGGCCGGCGGCATCCTGAAGCCCGACAGTAAGGCCGCCACCAGGTGGGACACCATGTCTGGCGGTGGCTGCTGGGCCACAGGTGTCGGAGGTACCGTCGTGGGCCGCTCGGGTGGTCTGCTGATCTGTGATGACACGGTGGCAAGCAGGCTTGATGCCGACAGCAAGCTATCGATGAGCAAGCTATGGGGCTTCTACACCGGCTCGCTCTATCAACGACTGGAGCCTGAGTACGGCACCATCGTTGTCGTTGCCACCAGGTGGAGCGAGAACGACCTGACCGGCCGCCTCTTGGAAGCCGAGAGGAATGCGCCGGCGCACCTGAGACAAAACTGGACGATCATCGACTGGCCCGCCCTGTCGGAGGAGCCTGGGTCACGCCCACCACTGCCGTCGAACTGCGAGGTCGTGCCTGACTGGCGCGAAAAGGCTGGCATTTCTCTGTGCCCCCAGCGCTACGACGAGAAAGACCTCGAGATGATCCGCCAGACGATTGGCCCAAGGGAATGGTCATCCCAGTACCAGCAGCGCCCGGCACCGGAAGAGGGCAACATGTTCCAGTCCTCGTGGTGGCAGTACTACAAAGACCGCCAGGAGCTGCCGGTGATGGATAGGATCATGATCAGCGTCGACTGCACCTTCGTCGACAACGACGATTCTGACTTTGTTGTTGTCACGACAATCGGCCAGTCTGGCGTGAAGTACTACGTCCTGGATATGCTGCGCAGGCGTGCGGACTTCCAGGACACGCTTGGCATGATCCTGACAGCGCAACGGAATGCCGCTGAACGCGAGTACCAGGTCAGCGGTACCATCATCGAATTGGCTGCTAACGGTCACGCCGCCTTCCAGACGTTGCAGTCTCGGATCCCAGGCCTGATCGGCTACAAGCCCAAAGACGTCAAGAAAGAGTTCAGGCTGATGGGTATCGTGCCGACCGTCGAGGCCGGCAACGTCTACCTGCCAAAGCACGCGCCATGGCTTGATGAGTTCTTGAATGAATTCAACCTGTTTCCGGCCGTCAAGAACGACGACATTTGCGACAGCGTGGCCCAGGCAATCAACTACATGAACCAAAGAACCCCAGCGCAGATTATGGGGGTAAGATGGGGGAGGGGTTCCAGGCTTATCCAGGACGCTCCGGAACTATCGCTTTGGTGAATTGGCAGCAAAGAGAGAGCCAGACTTCAGGCTGACACGCGAGCAGCAGAAGCTTGCTGCCGATAACATCAACCTGGCACGGGAGATCGCCTGGCGCTACCAGCGATCGACCGGCATCGAGTTCTCGATCCTGCAGAGCGCTGCATTCGAGGGCCTATGCCAGGCGGCGGCCAAGTACGATGCCGGCCTGGTCAGCGTGCGCACCGGCCGAACGATGCGGTTCTCGTCGCTCGCTGTTCCATACATTCGCGGCGCGATCCTGCACTACATCAGGGACCGCACCTACTCCATGCGCCTGTCCCACCGGATGCGAGAGCTCTGGGTCAAAGGGCGCAGAATGATCCTGGAGGGTGCCACGGACGAGCAGATCTGTGCTAAGCTCGAGATCGACGCCGAAGAATGGCAGGACGTGATGCTTGCGTGCTCTGGCCCACCGCTGGAACTGAAAGACCACTCGCTGCCAGGAAAGGCGCTAGAAGCCGAAGAGGCCTTTGACCTATCCTCCTACGAGCGAGAGGCTGAGGCGCTGATCGAGGCGATGCCACCGGTCCTCAGACGGCAATTGGAGGAGTACAGTCGGGGTCGCCTGCGCCGCCCGCCGTCGGCGCTCGCTGTTCGTTTCCGCAAGTTCGTCGAAAATCGTTGAGCATCTCACAGGGCACCATCGAGGCCGTAAGGGCAGTCCCGATCACGGCGATCCTGGAGTCGGAGGGGATCGCGTTCAAGAAGGTTGGCCGTGAAGCGGTCGCCTTGTGCCCGTGGCACAACGACACCAACCCGTCGCTGACGATCAACGACGCCAAGGGAATCTGCTTCTGCTTTGCCTGCGGCGGTGGCAAGGACGGGATCGACTTCGTGAAGCAGAAGTTCTCACTGTCGTTTGCAGAGGCTGTCGAGCGCATCGCCGAGAAGCACTCGGTCGAGATCCTGAGGGACGACGAGGACCAGGAGGCGCAGAGGCAACGTCGCGCCAGGATCGAGTCAGAGCGTTCGTCGCTGACCAGGGCGCATGAGCGCTACCGGAAGGCAATTCGCTCCAGGACTGGAGAATCGGCCCGTGATTGGATACTCGGTCGCGGCCTGACAGCAGAGGCCAGCCGATTCTTCGAGCTTGGATGGGACGCCGGGGCCCCAGACGGTGGCAGAATCACGATTCCGATCCACGATCACGCCGGCAGGATTGTTGGGTTTTCGAAGCGTGTCATCGATCCGCTTTACTCCGGCAAGGAGAAGTACATCAACTCGAAAGACAGTGAGATCTTCAAGAAGTCAAGCCTTTTCTTCAATGAGCATAGGGCCTGGGAGGCTGCCAGGGACGCTGGCTTCATGGTGATAGTCGAAGGGCAGCTTGACGTGATTCGGCTGTGGTGCGCTGGGCACTGCAATGTCGTTGCACTGCAGGGCACGGCGATACCAAGCGAGGCCGCCGTCAAGAGGCTCATGCTGAAGTGTTCGAACTTCGTGCTCTGCATGGACGCCGATAAGGGTGGCGCCAGCGCCACTGCTCGGGCGGTGTCAGCGATCGGCCCGTTCGCGTGCAAGGGCGAAGCGAACATCAGCATCGCCAAACTCCCGGATGGGATGGATCCGGCTGACTGCGTCGACGCTGGCATGGACTTCGGCGGCATCATCGAGGCGGCGGTGCCGTGGCTCGACTGGCAGATCGACTCCTGGCTGGCCGGACTTGACAGGACCGACACCAAGAAGTTCTCTGCAGCAGAGACGGCAATTCGCAACCTGGTAGAGTCCATCAGGTCGCCCGCCCTCAGGCAGCACTACGTCGACAAGGCCTCGGCGGTGCTGGCGGCCACGCCTGAGGCGGCCTCGTCCCTGGCCAAGGGGTGGATCTCTGGGCTGCCGACGATCTCGCACTATGCGGCCTGGTCCAGGCCCGATCCGCAGTGGGTCAGGTTCCAGGTGGAACGCCGAGCACTGCGGCTGTACGTCCACTACCCGCACCTCAGGCAGACGCTGCGCCCGCTGATGGGCTTTCTGGCTGGTGCGGCGCACGTCTGGTTCTGGCGCCGCCTGTCGGATCTTGAGCAGTTCTCGCCGGAGTTCGGCCCCCGTGAAGCGATGGCGATCCTGGCGGTCTCCGAACAGCGCTACAGCAGGGTCGTCAGGCCACTGGTCAGGCCGACGATCTCGCTTAGTGCCGAGCCGGCCGCTGTGGAGTACGTCACGACGAAGCTTGCTGACCTGGGTGGTGCGCTACTGTAGCGGCATCCTACGGACACGCCTGTCGGCCATGGCTATCATCCGCGACGTCCTCGTTGAGGACCCGACCGAAGACGCGTTCCTGGATGCGCTGGATACGCTTCGCCTGTACAGCCACAGGCATCCGGAGTGGAAACGTGTCTACGAGGGAATCGTGGCCCATGTTGACAGGTTGAAGGGGGTTCCGCTGCGGGAGCCCGGGACCTAGGTATGCTAGAGTTCGCTGGCCTTGCACATTTTAGATTGGAACCGAATCCCGCCTTTGAGCTCACCATGGCCGAGCGCTTTCAGCAGGAAAGCATGGTTCGCGCTTTGCAGGAGTGCCGCGATCCAGACGCGCTTCGCAACCACGCGATTGACCTGTTGCGAGCCTGGGTGACAGCGCGCGCCGCACTTCGCGGCACCATGTTCCAGAACCTGCCCGAGCCCTGGCAGAAAGTCGCAGAATCCCGCGATCTGGGGTAGAATCGACGCCCGCGAAAGCGGAAGACTAACTCTTGCTTTGCCTATCAATGTCAGATTTCCTGGAGTCCGCTCCCTGTGCTCCTGCTGTCTTCTATCGGAGCTACAGCCGTCGCAAAGACGATGGCACCCGGGAGAGCTTCACTGAGGCCGTGACGCGTGCCGTGAATGGCATCGCGGAGGTCGGCTCCTTCACCGAAGAGCAGCGCGAACTCTGCCTGGAGGCTGCCCTACAGCAGCAGGCCTTCCCCAGTGGCCGGGCCCTTTGGGTCAGCGGCACCGACTGGAGCCGGCAGCCCGAGAACTTCTACGGCTTCTACAACTGCCAGTCGAGCTTCATCGATGAGCCGGCCCAGTTCGGCCTACTGATGGAGCTCGCCATGTGCGGTACCGGCACCGGCGCCGTGCTCCAGCAGGACGTAGTGGGCAAGCTTCCGCCGATCAAGCACAAGCTCGTGCTGGGGACCGTCAAGGAGGATCCCGACAGCGATGGCGGGCAGGAGAGTACCGGGATCGAGTTTACTCATCCGACCTCGGTCGACATCACGGTTGGCGACTCCCGGCAGGGGTGGGTCGACGCCTATCAGGGACTGATCAATATAGCGATGGGGCTGCTCGAGGTCGGCGGCGAAGAGGATGAGCCCGTCTTCGTGAACATTGATCTGACGCACGTGCGGGGGGCTGGAAATCGCCTGAAGGGGTTTGGCGGGGTGTCGAACCCGATTAAGCTTCGGTCCACCCTGGAGCGGGTCACGACGCTGCTCGGGAAGGCCCACGGGCGGAAGCTGACGCCGATCGAGGCGTGCCTGCTGATTGACGAGGCTGCGAGCGCCGTCGTTGCCGGCAGCATTAGACGCGCAGCGGGTATGAGGCAGTTCAGCGAGCACGACGAAGAGGCCGCAATCGCGAAGCTTGGTCTATACAAGCAAGACGAGGATGGTAATTGGAGCGTGGACCCGGAGCGTGAGGCGCTTCGCATGGCGAACCACACGCGGACTTGGCATCACAAGCCGACGTACCAGGAGATCCTGGATGCAGTGACGCTGCAGCATGGCAGTGGCGAAGGCGCGATCCAGTATGTGCCGGAGGCGATTGCGCGCGCAAACGCCGACCTGCTCGATGACCCAGGCAAGAAGAAGCATTTCCTGAAGTTGTACAATAGATCTGACAAGACTGCGGCGACGAACTACATCAGGACGCTCGCGAAAGAGGTCGGCGAACCCACGAATGACCGGATCATCCACCACAGGATGCACCGGTACGGATTGAACCCCTGCCTTATCCCGGGGACCATGGTTATGACAAGGCAGGGGCATTTCCCGATCGAGTCATTAGTTGGCAGGGAGGTTGAAGTGTTCGACGGTGTCCGGTGGGTAAAAATTGACAACTTCAGGGTAACCGGAACCGATCAGCCAGTTGTCCGCGTTGAACTCCATTGCGGAATTAGTTACACCGTCACTCCGTATCACGCGTTCATCTTAGAAGACGGGACGCGGATCGAGGCGCGAGACCTCCAGCCTGGCATGCAGCTCAAGTCCACGGAAAAGCGTGTCAACGGTAAGGTCCATGCTAATGGCGCTTACCTCAAAGGTTTTCTTGTTGGGGACGGGACCTATAACAAGAGTCAGTTCACACCGGTCTGCAAGGTGTACGAGCCCAAGCATGTTTGCGTAGATAGGCTGGTCGAGTCACAGCGAGAGATCGGAGTTAAAAAGTACGTCGCGCGGAGCGGCCGAGTGACCGGAGAGCGGTTTGGCTTATCCGATGCTGGCTACCTGCTGAACCTAGGCAAATCGCTAGAAGAAGACCTGTCACCCTGGGTTTCAGTCTACAAGAAGGAATTTCCCAAGGAGGTCTACAACTGGACTCGACAGTGTCAGCTTGACTTCATCGCGGGACTGTTCGACGCTGATGGCACGACCCTGGATTCAAAGAATGGCTACGGCTATCAGATCGTCTCGATCTCGAGGGAGTTCCTGGAGGGACTGGGCTTGCTGCTCCACGATATTGGGATTCGCTTCAGAATCTCACCCCCTCGCCCAGCTCGGTATCACGACTTGGGGCACAGGGGCGGCGTCTGCCTGAACAAAGAGTCTCATCGGCTTAGCATCGGCCAGGCTGGTGCCATCAAGCTTGCTGGGCTGGTAGAGTTTACTAGACTGAAGGACCTTTCTGATAGACGTTGTGCCTATAACATGAGGTACAAAGGCTTAAAAGTGTCTGCAGTCACGGACGCCGGAATCGCTCCTGCCGTTTACTGCTGCACTGTCCCAACTAATAATTCGTTTACACTTACGGGTGGAATTGTTAGTGGCCAATGCGCGGAAATTCTTCTTTGCGACAATGTTTGCAACCTCGGGGACGTGCACCTGAACCGCATCGAACCCTCCGACCAGCCGGCGCAAGATCGCGCATTCCGCGCCGCCGCGCTTCAGGTCGCTGGTCTGCTTCATCACCACTTCCCGAGTGAACGCCTCCAGTACAGCCGCGAGAACGACCCCATCGTCGGCGTCAGCTTCACAGGCCTGTTCGACTTCTTTGTGACAGCCTTTGGCGAATCCTGGCTGCAGTGGATGATGGATGGTCGCCCCGCAAAGCAGGGCAGAGCCTTCGTCGAAGCGGAGCGCCAGTACCTGACCCACTGGCGAAACATCGTCGGCGATGAGGTCAGGTCGTACTGCCTATCCCAGGGCATTCGCATCCCGAACCGCTATACCACGGTGCAGCCGGCAGGCTGTCTCGACAGGACAGCGCTTAGAGTCTTCGACCAAGGCTTGCTGTACGCCGACGATCTGCTCGAGCCCGGGAGCGGTGAAACAGAGGTCTCTGGGCTTAGCGTCAGAGGCGGCATTAGTGCCGAGACCGGGATCGCCAACCAGCCGATGGAACTCATCAGGGTCACACTCAAAAACAAGAGAGTGCTTCGTCTGACGCCGGATCACAGGTTGCTGCTGGAGAGCGGCGAATGGTGTCGAGCCGAGGACCTGGCGCCTGGGTCAAGGATCCAGCACTCACTCGGAGAGTACCGCAATACGTCAGAGGCTGCCTTGATCCCGGTGGAGGCTTTTGCGTACACGAGGGAAGCTCGTAGGGAATCTGCCGGGCACTCGCTTGGACTGCTGTCGGTTGGGATTAGCACACCAGCCACCATGTCGCCCGACCTCGCGTATTTCCTGGGAGCGCTGTTCGGTAACGGCAGCATGAGTGAGAGATGTCATCGAATCCGGTTCTCAATGCCGGCGGGAAGCGCTGTGACCATACGGCTCAGGGAAGTGGCTTCAAAGCTTTTCGGGCTTGCTGGCACCATTCGAGACGAGGAGAGGACGACCGAGTTCTGCCTTGCCTCTCGACAGCTATGGGACTGGATGCACTTGAACGGCTTTGAAAAGGGAAAGAGTAAAGAGCTGGAAAGAGTCCCGCTCGCGATCCGCGTGTCCTCTCGGGAGTCCGTACTTGGCTTCATCGCCGGCCTTATCGACACCGATGGGTGCGTGAGAACCAAAGGGCACTTCTCGATTGACATGGCCTCTGAAGCGTTTATCCGAAACCTTCAACAAATCGCCGAAGCGGTTGGGATTGGCTGTACCGTGTCTCATAATACACAGGGGCAAAGTCTTCAGGAAGAGAAGGATATGTGGTCACTTGTCATGTCGAGGGCCGCAACCTTGCCGGAGTCAAGGGACTTCCTGAATAAGTTCAGCGAAAAATGTCGCGCAAGACCTCTTCGTTCAGCCAAGATGACGCACTCTAGCTACGCGCCGTTTACTGTTTCGTCAGTGGAGCGGGATCCTGAGCCGGATTATACCTACGACTTCAGCGTGAGCGGTGTTGACGATGACGACTCCTGGTACTTCCAGGGGGCCATTGTGAGTCACAATTCCAAGAGCCTGCTCACCGGCGCCAGCCCGGGCTGGCATCCGCCCAAGGCGCAGCGCTTCATCCGCCGCATCACCTTCCGCAAGAACGATCCGGTGGCGCTGGCCTGCATGGACTACGGCTACACGATCGTGCCGAGCCAATCGGACAAGGACGAACTGGGAAGGCTGCTGGATGATCCGTTTGATCCACGTTGCAGCGAGTGGCTGGTGGAGATCCCCACGGAGGTGAGCTGGGCGAACCTGCCGGGTGCCGACACGGTGGAGATCAACAATTTCTCGGCGCTGGCCCAGTTTGACTTCTACATGCAGGTGCAGCGCCACTACACCGCCCACAACACCAGCGCCACAATCGAATTCCGCGAGAACGAAATCGAACCGCTGGCCCACAAGATCCACGAGGCCATCCAGGAAGGTTTCGGCTACATCTCCGCGGCGCTGCTGGCCCGGTTCGATGCCAACGCCACCTTCCCGCGGCTGCCGTTCGAACCGATCGACAAGGCCACCTACGAACGGCTGCACCAGGAGGTGGAAGGTCGCCGCCGCACGGCAGACTTCTTCGAAGCCCTGGCCCGCTACGACCGCGGCGAGCTGATGGAAGCGGGGCCTGCCGGCTGCGATTCGGACAAGTGCCTGCTGCCGCTGGCGAAGCCGCAGGGGTAACGGGGGAGAGGGAGCTGGGGAGCTGGGAGCGCGAGTGGTGGTTCACGGGTCCGTGAACCACCTTGCCCCGCTGGGTCGTACACCATCAGAAGCCCTATGCTGCAGTGACTCTCCGGCCATAAGTGAGAGGAAAGCAGGGCTGAAATTCGGAAAGAGAGCAGGCAATCAGAGTGGTTCGCCCAACCATCGAATAAGCAGTTCGAAGGATCGGGGTTCCAGCCTATTTTATAACGCTTTTCCCCGCAATTTTATTATTCTTACCGATAACCTGCATCCAACCATTCCAGGGCCCATCTTCTCCAGCACAAATCATGCAATAATTGGCGGACTAATCATGTCACCGCATAGCAAAAACTGGAAAATCTGAAGTTCACTCGCGCTAGCAACTTAAGACACTATTAGGCGAGCTCTATCATTTCCAAGCATATTTCTTGCGAACTATGATGTATGCGAACTTCCTTATTCATGGGCCAATGGATGTCACCAGTCCACCAGATTTCCTCTAAAGAATCCGAGAGGCGCCGTCGGCGATACCGGGTCCGTATAAGCTCCCCACATCTCCTCCGTACAATTCCCCAGACCCATTGCACCGCACGCCCTTTGGAGCAAGCTGACGGCTTCCCGTCGGATGCATAGGCCGACAAAGGTACCCACGGCAGAGCGGATACCGGACCCGCCCATTCAGCGTT